TGACGTTTTAGTGGTAGAAACTGTATGTGACTTACTTGAGCTTTTAAGTAGATATGAAATATGGGTTAGGGTAGCGGGAGATACAAGCCTTTCTAAATTTATAAATACAGATAAAGCAGAAACAGATGCTTTTAAACTTAGGCAAGAAGGTTGACTTCTATAAGATATTTTGTATAATAACAGGGTGGCTAGAAACCCTGACTAGCTAGAAATTGTGAGACATACAAATAGGGTGCTCACTCTAGCCACACAACTTAACAATAATAAGGAGAACGATATGGGAATGGACGTTTATGGATTAAATCCAACAACCGAAGCACCAGCACAGCCTAACGAGAATATGCCAGAAGAGTGGAGAGAAAAAGCATGGCAAGACTATTTTGATGGTCAAGCATTAAGCGGTCAATACTTTAGAAACAATGTTTGGTTTTGGCGACCACTTTGGGACTATGTTTGTGAGCTTTGTTCTGAGGTCATCACCGAAGAGGATTATGATCTTGGACACAGCAATAGTGGACATGAGATCGATGGGGAGACTTGCAAGTATATTGCCAACGCTTTGAAGATCGAGTTAGACAACGGTGGCGTAGAAAGCTACAAAGTTCTTTATGATCGAGCCATTGAAGCAATGCCATTGGTCGAGTGTGATATTTGCGACGGCAGTGGTCAACGAAACGACGAGTATGTGCAAGGCGATTGCAATGGTTGTCAAGGCAAAGGAGAGCGCAAGCACTTCGATACTGGCTATCCTTTTGAAGTGGACAACGTTAAAGAGTTTCAACACTTTGTTGAGAACTGCGGAGGGTTTAGTATATGTTAGCCGACCAAGTTTTTGTGGTTGTCATTGGTTTGGCTTTTATCATGGCAATCATTTGCATTTTAGCGACGATAGATTAGTGGTTTAGTAGCAAGGTGATGCTCCGGAGTAGGTGAAATCGCTCCATTATCAAAAGGAAGGCTAGCATCCTAAACCACTACCGAAGAGCTACCAAGCACTGTCCAAGCCGCTTGGTAGCTCTGAGGGTCGCCCTAGAAAAGACTGCTTGCTTGTCTTTTCTGACAAAAGAGCTGGCGGACCAGGGCCCGCTGGGCTGCAAGAACACAGCTGTTGGTAAAGATAAGTGTTGTAATTATATAAGACCTGTCCTATAATAGAGGTTCAACCAATAACAAGGAGAACGTAATGGACGATTACGAAAAAGAATATGAAGAAGTGTTTAAAATCACGAGAAAATCTATGGAAGCGTTGGGCGATACTATGTTAAACCTCACCAAAAAAAGAGGGGATATAACAGGCGAGTCAACCGATGCTCAGATGTTGATCGAACACTTAGTCAAGCACATGTGCGGGTTTATTCTTTGTACTTTAGCAGACGACGCTAAAGAAAGAGAAGAAGCGATGAACATAATAAGGGAAGCAGTTAGGCATGCTGACAAGTATGCGCTAGAGGCTTTGGACGAAGCAGAAGCAAACGAAGCAAACAAATCAACCAAACACTAAACGCCTCCTTGTTAGTGTGAAAGGGCTATCTTCGGGTAGCCCTTTTTTGTGCTTGAGTCCTTTGTCCATCGACCAAGAACAGACGCTTGCTTGTCTGTCCTCTCTAAAAAGATCACGGCCCGCAGCTGGCGCAGGACAGACTGCTTGCTTGTCTGTCCTTTCTAAAAAGTTTTGCCGAAGGTTGCGCAGGAGACGGGCGAAAAAAAAACGCCCTCTTTCGAGGGCGTTTCTACTTGCAACAGATTGTGGTGAACTATTAGGGGACTATCTCCATGTTGCAAGTATGCCAAGAATGGCGATAATCATCGCCACGACAATAGTGAACTCCATCATTGTTGATTCTCCCATTGGTTTATGGTTGCTTCAGCAATCAGGTCAAGCGCTTCTTTGCGTTCGCATTTGAACGAACTCATTACAGCCTTGATTTTGAGCTGCATTTCAGGTGAATTGTCAGAGCAGACTTCTTCGTAGATCCTTTCTCTCATCATTTCGTGTTCTAAGTGTGACATATTGTCCTCCTTTGTTAAGTTCATATATAAGACTATCAAACTTATCCCATAGATGCAATACCAAACGCTGTTGTATAAAACCAACAGCTGTTGTATAAAAACAAACACATATATAAGATAAATATTGACATATACTATACAATCATTAGAATAGTATATGTAACTAATAAAGGGAGGCTAATATGCCAAATATAACACAAGAAAACGACATACCTGTCATGGCTCTTACTGCTGACATCTCATCGCAAGATGTAGAGATCATCATGGGGCTTATCAAACTGTTGGTTAACCAACGAAACGGGACAGCATCTGATGATGAGACGATGAGACTTCGTGACATCAAGAGCGCGCTTCGTGAAGGGTTGCTTCAACACAACCTAGATCAACACAATCAGATGATGGAGGTGCAGAATGAAAATGTCTGACCTACACATCGAGCAAATGGAGAGGGACGAAAGTCCCTCTACCATTCGGATTGAAAAGAATGTTCCATTGCCTACCGCAGCAGGCACAAGTGGCAGACCACCTTCTGAAGCAATGGTTTATTTAACTGAAGCTATTGACCAAATGAATATCGGCGACTCTTTAATTCTTCCTGAAGAATTAGTGCAACGCGATAGTAAGTTAAAGAACCAAAACCAAGCCAAAGCCAATGTGAGAAAGGCTTTTTCAAAGCGCAACATGAAATGCGTGACAAGAGCAACTGATCTTGGCGTGAGAGTTTGGCGCATACAATAGGTTGTCCAAGCCTTAGAGCCTTTGCCGAACGCACATGGTAATCAAACCAACAACGACGGACAAAGGCTCTTAAACTCGCGCTAGTTTGTTCTGAGGGCGGCTCTGACAAGCTAGCAAATGGGAGATAGGGGGAACCCCCCCATTTGCTAGCTTGTCTATCTTTATCTTTAGAGCAGAAAATAGACAGGCACAGAATATCCAGAAAATTTGACATTTTGCGACCCCCCTTATATAACAAAAAAGGTTAGGAGTCCCTGGGCCACCGTCAAATTTTATATATGAAAAAAACTTGCATCACTTGTAATCGAACACTTCCACAATCGGAATACACCAAGAAACGTAATGTTTGCAAACGGTGCACCTCTTTTCAAAGAAACGTTGCAAGGAATCATACGCCGGAATCCTATCTCGCTGTGGTGTATCACAAATTAAAAACAGCAAGAGCAGATATGGAGTGGGATATTGATGCAGACCATATAAATAAATTGTGGCACAAACAAGAAGGATGTTGTGCTTTATCAGGTGTGTTTATGACGTGGCATGGAGGCGAAGGACGACAGGATCTTAATGCCAGTATTGATAGAAAAGATTCCAATAAAGGATATATAATAGGCAACGTGCAATTAGTGACACAAAGAGTCAACACCATAAAACACACACTGGGAGAAGGAGAACTCTACTGGTGGTGCAAAAACATAATACACAACAAAGAAAATGCCAATTAAATTTAAACCCTCAGAAAAAAATTACGACCGCAGAACCGGGACAACCACCGTTGTTCATCATTGGATGAGAGGAACACCGACCAAGGACTTGTTAGAATCGCTTGAAAAAGAAAACACCAAGCCAAAAGTAAAACATAAAATAAGATTAGAATTGTTTCGCAGAAAGAAAAGTGGTTAACTATGAATATTGATTTGGAACGTTTGGCGGAGCAATACCCGGACGCAACGAAAGAACTCATTGAATTGACAGAGGCATTACGCACCAAACAACTCCAACGCAATGGCGCAGAAAGCTTTCTGACGTATGTCAAACACATGTGGCCCGATTTTATTGAAGGACGCCACCATCAGATTTTTGCTGAGAAACTTGAACAAGTTGCTCGTGGTGAACTAAAACGTTTGATTATTAACATGCCACCACGACATACAAAGAGTGAGTTCGCATCCACATACTTTCCTTCGTGGGTTTTAGGCAGAAACCCAAAACTTAAAGTCATGCAAATTACACATACAGCAGAACTGGCTTTTCGTTTTGGTCGAAGAGTCAGGGACTTAATTGATTCCGAAGATTATCAAGCAGTTTTTCCAGGGGTGGCGCTTAAAGCAGACAGCAAATCGGCAGGACGTTGGGAAACCAGCGGTGGGGGCGAAGCGTTTTATTCGGGTATCGGCGGAGCCGTAACCGGACGGGGTGCGGATTTGTTGGTTCTCGATGACATTCACTCGGAGCAAGACGCATTATCACCCACAGCACTGGACAACGCATGGGAATACTACAGTTCTGGACCGCGACAGCGGCTACAGCCCGGTGGGGCTATTGTCATTGTGATGACTCGATGGTCGACCAAGGACTTAACAGGCAGATTATTGGCAAAACAGACACAAGATCACGCAGATCAGTGGGAAGTAGTCGAATTTCCAGCTATTTTTCCAGAGTCAAATAAGCCTTTATGGCCTGGCTATTGGAAAATTGAAGAGCTAGAGGGCGTAAAAGCGTCTATTCCTGTGTCAAAGTGGGAAGCACAGTGGATGCAGAACCCAACTTCGGAAGAAGGGGCGTTGCTCAAGCGTGAATGGTGGAACACTTGGAGCAAAAAAGAAGTGCCGCAAATGCACTACGTCATTCAAAGCTACGACACGGCGTTTAGCAAGAAAGAAACCGCGGACTACTCTGCTATTACCACTTGGTGCGTGTTTCATCCCGAAGAAGGCTCACATAGACCCTGTTTGTTACTACTAGACAGCAAAAAAGGGCGGTGGGACTTTCCAGAACTGAAAAGAATCGCATACGAGCAGTACACATATTGGGAACCAGACACCATTATTGTTGAAGCAAAAGCATCCGGTATGCCACTCACCGATGAATTGCGAGCAGCGGGGATTCCTGTAGTCAATTACTCTCCAGGAAAAGGACAAGACAAGATTGCAAGAGTGAACTCGGTTGCACCCATACTCGAATCGGGCATGGTCTATGTGCCAGAGACGCGTTGGGCGGAAGAACTCGTCGAAGAATGTGCAGCATTTCCTTTCGGAGATCACGACGATTTGGTAGACTCAACCACTCAGGCTCTTCTTCGCTATCGACAAGGGGGATTTATTGGTTTAGAATCAGATTATGATATGCAGGACAACGAGCCTCGCAGAATCAGAGAATATTACTAGAGGAATTAAAATGGACAAAGGTGAAAAGATCAAGGATCAAGGAATGGTTCCTTACGCAAAACAAAAAACCATAGCAACCAGCAAAGGGCCAAAGCCCGGCGCAGGCAAAGGTAAATCAAGAGGCAAAGGCGCAGCACTACGCGGCATCAAGTTTACAGGAGTATATTAATGGCTATGGGAATACTTAAAGGTATTGGTAAAGGCCTTGGGTCTTTGATGCGAAGAGGCAGAGGACCAAACAGAAGGCTGACTCCTGAAGAAGTTGCGCAAAGGAATTTAATGGAGGCGAAACAGGCGACTCAAGCAGCAAAAGGGCGCTATGAAGCAGCTAGCACCCACCTAGATGAAGTGCTCCAACCCTACAGGATGAAAGACAGTTGGACCCCTGCTAGTTCAATTCCACGATATGCCCCCAGCACAGCCATGCGAGCCAAACAAGTTGGAGACGAAACCATGGGAATGATTAGAGACTCAATTATGAAAATGGATCTTCCAGCGGCTAAAAAAGTAGAAGCGATTAAATCAGCAGCAACAGCTGTTAGAAACGCAACGCCAGCTCAACTCGCTAAAGCAGATCCAGCTCAACTTTCTATGGACATTATAAAAATGGTAGGAGCAGGAGGCGCAGGACTCGTTGGAGGCATAGCACTAGAAGGAGCGGCCAGAGAAGGCAGACTTCCTGAAATGATACAAGATTCTTTTTTAGTCAGACCAGAGTTCAGAGGCATGAGAGAGCCAAGCCAAGCTGTTGGTAAAATGATGGACGCAACTCAGATGGGTTACGACATGCCTGATCCAGAACCAGGACTTGGACAAGGAATGGTTTCTGATCTTTTCCTAGACCCAATGATTGACAAGTTGCTTGGAGACTAACCAATGGCAATAGGCGACAACAAGCCGACCAATATAGATCGGATCTCTGATCTTATTGACTTAGACGTCGAAGCAGGCGAAACAGTAGAGATCGAAGAACCAATGTCCATGGACCAAGGTGCTTCGGTATCGTTTATTGAAGACGGATCAGCGGAAATAAACTTTGGTCCGGAAGAAATGGACATGGACTTCATGGATCAGATTCCTTTCGACGCAAACCTAGCGGATTATTTAGAAGAAGGAGAACTGGGACTGATTGCCAATGATCTAGTCGGCGACTTTGACGAAGATCATGCAAGTCGTGGCGAATGGGAACAGACTTATGTCGAAGGACTAGACCTACTCGGTTTTAAATACGAAGATCGGGACCGTCCGTTTCCTGGCGCAAGCGGTGTCACCCACCCCCTCCTAGCAGAATCGGTTACTCAATTCCAAGCTCAAGCCTTTAAAGAGCTTTTGCCATCAAAAGGACCTGTAAAAACACAGGTAATGGGCATGGAAACACCTGAAATTGAGGCGCAAGCGGAGCGTGTTCAAGAGTACATGAACTACCAAATAACCACCGAAATGCAGGAATATACCCCTGAAATGGACCAATTATTGTTCTATTTACCGCTTGCAGGGTCTGCGTTTAAGAAGGTTTATTTTGATCCAAGCAAACAAAGAGCGGTCAGCACCTTTGTACCCACAGAAGATTTAGTTGTTCCGTATACAGCAAGTGACTTAGAAACTTGCGAGCGCGTAACACACATTGTCAAAATGACATACAACGAAGTTCGAGCGCAACAACTTGCAGGATTCTACAGAGACATATCCATTGAACCGTCCGAGACAAACATAGACAGCAAGCCACAAGACAAAGTGGATGATCTCGAAGGCGTGTCCGCTAGCGGTGCAACAGAAATGATGTATGAACTCTTGGAGTTTCATGTGTCCATGGACATACCGGGATTTGAAGATCCCGACGGTATGCACATTCCTTATATAATTACTGTTGATCGAACATCAAACAAAGTTTTGTCCATCCGTAGAAACTACGATCAGAATGATCCTCTAAAAAGAAAGACTCAGTATTTTGTTCACTACAAGTTCCTTCCAGGATTGGGTTTCTACGGATTCGGACTCATTCACATGATCGGCGGTTTGTCTAAAACTGCAACCGCAGCGCTTAGACAATTAATAGATGCGGGAACCCTCGCAAACCTTCCTGCTGGATTTAAAGCAAGAGGTCTTAGAATCAGGGATGATGAGACTCCACTAGAGCCGGGAGAGTTTCGCGATGTTGATGCACCGGGAGGCGCGCTTCGAGATTCTTTAGTACCACTACCATATAAAGAACCATCGCAAACATTGCTCGCACTAATGGGAACTTGTGTTGAAGCGGGACAACGTTTTGCTTCTTTAGCAAATCTACAAATCGGCGAAGGCAATCAGGAACTACCAGTCGGCACAACCATGGCTCTATTAGAGCAAGGCACTCGTGTCATGTCGGCAGTACACAAACGACTGCATTACGCACAAAAAACAGAATTTAAAATACTAGCAAGATTGTTTGCTCAGTATCTACCACCAGAATATCCGTATCTTGTTGCTGGCGGAGATCAGATGATTAAACAACAGGACTTCGACGACCGCGTTGATGTTGTTCCTGTTTCTGATCCAAACTTCTTCTCAATGAGTCAAAGGATTTCACTTGCGCAACAAGAACTACAACTGGTGCAAAGCAATCCAGAAATACACAACATTAAAGAATCCTATCGCAGAATGTATGAAGCGTTAGGAACAGAAAACATTGAAGCACTGTTACTGCCTGATCCACCACCTCCCGCTCCTGTGGACCCAGCGTCAGAAAACGGTGCAGCAATCATGGGTGCTCCAGCGACAGCGTTCCCTGAACAAGAACACATGACGCACATTGAGGCGCACCTAACCTTATTAGAAAGTCCTGTGGCCATGATGAATCCAGCAACGGTGCCGTCTTTGGTGTCACATATCTTTCAACACATATCATTAGAAGCACAGAAAGTTGCCGACCAGCAAATGCCTGAACAACCTATGCCACAACAAGGCATGATGCCGCAAATGCAACAAGGCGGACCAACACCTCCTCCCGGTATGCCACAACAACCGCCTCCACCTAATCCAGAAAAAGAGGCATTGAAGGCGAGCATAGAAGTGGAGCTTATGGAAACAATTATGCCTTCTCTCGAAGAAATCTTGACACCACCCGATGATGGAGTGGTAGAATTAAAACAACAAGAGCTTCAGATAAGATCGCAAGAAAACCAAGATGATAAAGAAATTGCTGAGAAGAAACTAGAACTTGAAACAGCAAAACTTGTGCAGAAAGACCAAGCTGAAGAAGAAAAAATTAAATCTCAAGAAGACATCGCAGCACTAAAAGCGAATGTAGAAAGAGAGAGAATTAAAAAAGACATGGAGAAAGACAGTGGCAAGACGACTTAGCACAACAGAACCTAGACGAAGTGGTGTGCCTAGTACAACAACGGGTCCAGTAATAATTCCTGGAACTGACCTAATCCAGAAAAAGATTCCACCAAGAAAACAGTTTCTTCAACGTCCACCAAGTATCGAAGAACAGGTTGCGCAAGTTTTATCAGGACCTAGTTTTCCAGGAAAACAGACGCCAAAATTTACTCAACAACCCATGCGGATGCCAGAACCAGTTGGTCCCATGACCGACATGAGAACAATGCCGTCTATGCCTACAACAGGCATAGCTTCTTTATCTGACGTTTTACCTTTAATAGATATGGGAGGAGAAGACATTATGCAACTTTTGTCCGGTCTTCCTAAAACACCTTCCGCACCTGTGATGGAAGATCCTGGAAGCCAAATTGTGGATTATGATCCATACTACCGTGATAGTTATAGGATGATGGAAGATCCAGAAGAAAGGAACAGAGAAATATTAAGAGAAATGGAAGAAAATGCTTTGAACACGCCTAAACTAACCACGAACCGTATTCCAATAGAAGAGATTAATCAAAACTTTAGGGACATAATGCAGACGGATCCAATGTCTATTCAGTCTAAAGAAGATTTGGATAATTTAATGACTGGACCATTATTTGCTAGGCAAAGAGATGAGATATTTCAAAAGTATATTCAAAATCCTATTAATCAGCTTTGGAAAGCCAGCCAAACACCTATGATGGAAGAGGAAATGGTTTTTGATGATGTAGTTAGACCAATGCCAGTAGGAGAGGGAGTACCTTTTCCCATAGATTTAGGTGATGTTCAAGAACCAATCGACATAATTGATCCAAGACCAATACCTGGGGCTGACCCAATGCCACCATCTCCAGAAACCACACCTGTTCAAGAAACAGGAACCACGCCTGTTCAAGGCATGACCATGGAACAAATGCAACAAATGATTGCCGACATGCAAGCGCAACAACAAGCGCAACAACAAGCGGCAACAAGGGAAGCTCAAGAAATGTCTAAACAATATATGGTTTATGGAGACAGAACAGGATACAATCCTTATTTAAGTGGTCAGTATCAATCAGATCCGTACGGACCATCTGGAGTACCCAACATGGGAGGAATAACAACTATTCCAGTCCCTGATGGGTACGGAATTTACAACCCTGTATATGGTGGGTAATAGGAGCTAGAGATAGATATTTTAGAGTTCGCGACAGCTGTGCAGCGCGCAATTGGGAAAAAAGAGCAGCAGATACAAGAAATGATGGCCAATGGTGAAACAAAAGATTGGTCACATTATCGTAATCTGGTCGGCCAAATCGAAGCGCTAAACTTCATTCGCGAAGAAATTAGAACCATTCTAAAAAACCAGGATATAGAATAATGGCTAAAACAGCGCTAGAGCAAAAATGGGCTACAGAAGAGTCCGAAAAAACCCCCTTAGAAAAAGTATATGACGAAGGCATTGGGCTGGATTCAACAAAAGTTGGTGAAGATTTATTAGAAAGTCTTCCAGAGCCAACGGGATGGAGAATAATGATTCTTCCTTTTAGAGGCGAAAGAAAAACAAAGGGAGGAATTGAGCTAACAGACGAAACACTTGGAAGACAACAAGTCAGCACCGTCTTAGGCTATGTTTTAAAAGTAGGTCCTTTGGCCTATAGCGGAGAAAGATTTTCAACCGGTTCTTGGTGCGAAGAGGGAGATTGGGTAATGTTTGGTCGTTACGCAGGATCTCGTTTTCAAATTGAGGGCGGTGAAATAAAAATACTCAATGACGATGAAATCATTGCAAGAGTACCTAACCCAGAAGCAATTCTGCATCAATTTTAACATGAGGAAAAAATCATGCCAGAGCATAAACTAAACTTAAATCCTGCGGAAGAGCTTGTACAGATTGACGATACAGGCCCTGAAGTAGACGTTGAAATAGACGAAGACCAAAATGCAAATTTTGAAGCACAGCCTGTAAAAGAAAATATTTTAGAGGCAATGCCTGAAGAAAAAGAAAAAGTAGAAGACGAACACGAAGAATACAGCAAAGGTGTAAAGAAACGAATCGGCAAACTCACTGCAAAACTGCGCGAAGCAGAACGTAGAGAAGAAGCAGCGACTAAGTATGCTCAAAATGTACATAAAGAAAACGCAACACTTAAACAACAAAAACAAAACACAGACGGAAACTATATTCTTTCTGAAGCAAATAGAATTACGGCAGAAACAGAGGCTACAAAAACACTATTACAAAAAGCGAACGAAGAACAAAATATAGATGCGCAAGTACAAGCGCAACAAAAATTGGCATCTTTGGCGGTAGAGGCTCAACGCGTACAAGCACTCAACCAAAGAAGAACTCAACAGCCTGTACAACAGCAACAAGATTTTGTACAACAGCAACAAGAGGCTCCTATGAAACCCGATCCCAGAGCAGAAGCTTGGGCAGAAGACAACTCTTGGTTTGGTGATGATCGTGCAATGACCATTACTTCTTTCGCCATTCACGAAGATTTGTTGAACGAAGGGTTTGACGCGACAAGCGATGAGTATTATAGTGAGATAGATAAACGGATTCGAGATGAGTTTCCCCATAGATTTGGAGAAACATCTCAGCAAAACCGTCCCGCTCAAGCGGTAGCGCCAGCTAAACGCAGCGCTAAAAGTGGGCGCAAGTCTGTGAGACTCACACCTTCACAGGTAGCAATAGCGAAGAAGCTAGGTGTGCCTTTAAATGAATACGCGAAATATGTTGAATAAACGTGGAGACAACAATGACAAAAAACAATAAAGTCGACGCAAGTCGCGAACCACGCGAAGCCCAAACTCGTGAGAAAAAACAAGCGAGAAAACCTTGGGCGCCACCATCCGCTTTGGATGCACCGAATCCTCCAGAAGGATACGTTCACCGTTGGGTAAGAATGGAAGCTAGAGGTCAAGACGATCAGAAAAATGTGATGGCTAGACTTCGTGAAGGCTGGGAACCTGTGAGAGCAGATGAACACCCTGATTTCGATTCTCCCGTAATGGAAGAAGGTAAATTTCAAGGAGTAATTGGTGTTGGCGGATTGATTCTTTGTCGAATCCCAATCGAAACCGTCCAAGAAAGGACCGCTTACTTTACAACAAAGGCAGAGGGACAAATGGACGCGGTTGATAATGATTTGATGAAAGATGGAACACATCCTAGTATGTCAATTAGTAAACCTAATAGGCAATCTCGCGTAACAATTGGCGGAACTCAAGGTTCTTCACAGAACTAAGGGTTTTTAATAATAATTCTTGAATAGAGGAAAAGTTTAACATGGCAAACGTAGACAAGGCTTTTGGTCTAAGACCTTATAAAGGCCTAAATGTTGGTTCAGCTGTACAAGAAGCTAATAAATATAGTATTGATCCTTCCGGATATGGTACAAGCATCTTTCAAGGTGACTTGTGCATATTCGCAGGCGGATATATTAATAGAGCAGCAGCTTCTTCAGCTAACATAGTCGGTGTGTTCTCACACTGCTACTATGTGAACACAAGCGGTGAGCCTACCTTCTCGAATTACTATCCAGCTAGTACAACGGCACTCGGAGGCGGAGCTATAGAATGTTATATCTATGACGACCCTAACCAAATGTTTCTTGTACAAGCGGACGGTGCTTCAGCTGTAACATGTATTGGTAGAAATGCTGATACTGACGGCATTGGTGGTTCAACGACTACAGGTGTTTCCACTCGTGAACTCGACTCTAGCACTATAGCAACAACGCAAGGACTACAACTTAAAATCGTTGGTGTTGTTCAAGATGACTCTAATGGAGACCTCACAGCGGATAATGCAAATTTGGTTGTAATAATCAATGAGCACGCTTACAGAGGTCCTGTTGCAGGAACGTAAGGAGTAATTTAGATGGCAATTAGTAGAGCACAATTGGTAAAAGAATTGCTTCCAGGCCTTAACGCATTATTTGGTCTTGAGTACGATAGATATGATAACGAACATGAAGAAATTTATGACGTCGAATCAAGTGATCGTGCTTTTGAAGAAGAAGTAATGTTAACAGGCTTTGATAGCGCACCTGTTAAGTCAGAAGGAGCAGGAGTTGCATTTGACCAAGCGCAAGAAGCGTTTACGTCAAGGTACACTCACGAAACGATAGCATTGGCGTTTTCAATTACTGAGGAAGCGGTCGAAGATAACTTGTATGACAGACTGTCAGCAAGATATACTCGCGCGCTCGCCCGAAGTATGGCAAACACTAAGCAAGTAAAAGCAGCATCTGTTTTAAACAGAGCGTTCAACACAAGTTATTTAGGCGGAGACGGTAAAGAACTTTGCGCAACAGACCACCCGACTGTGGGTGGCGCTAATTTGCGTAACGAACTTTCAACTGCAGCTGACCTGAACGAAACTTCGTTGGAACAAGCTCTTATTGACATTGCAGCATTTACTGACGAACGTGGATTGAAAGTAGCTCTTCAAGGAACGAAACTAATCATTCCTAAAGAACTACAGTTCACTGCCGATAGATTGTTGGAAACACCAGGACGTGTTGGAACGTCTGATAATGATATTAACGCTATGAAAAACATGGGAATGATCCCTGAAGGTTATACTGTTAATCATTATCTAACTGACACTGATGCTTGGTTCATTAAGACTGATTGTCCGAACGGATTCAAAATGTTTGATCGTTCACCAATCAGAACTTCAATGGAAGCTGATTTTGACACAGGCAATGTTCGCTACAAGGCTAGAGAAAGATACTCTTTTGGATGGAGTGATCCAAGAGCAGTATTTGGAAGCCCAGGAGCATAACCAAATATGGAACCCCGCCGGGGGTTTCTTACTCAACCCGGCACACTTTTCTCTTTATATTTCCCTTCTTTCCAAGTAGTATGTAATTTACTAGGGTTAACTTGTCCTACAGACTGACCTAGCAGACAAGCCAAGACGGTAGGACTTATTTTTTTCTCAGGAGGAAAATTATGGCTAAATCAACCTTTTCAGGACCAGTACAATCACTGGCTGGATTTATTTCGGCAGGAAACGCTAACGTAGTTAGTTTGACCGCTGACACAACTTTGACCGTTGCATCACATGCAGGCAAAGTATTAATAACCAATGACGCAGACGGTAAGTTTACTTTACCTTCTATTGTTGCAACTGCTCCAGGCAGTGACGACGATCCAAACCAAACCAATAACCTAGGCGCTACTTTTACGTTTATAGTTGTCACCGCAGCAACAGATATGGACATCTTAACGGATGGAACAGATAAGTTCGTTGGTGGTCTATATACTGGAGTTACTGATGCAACAGGTAAAACTTTTATTTCTGGTGCGAGCAACGATGTTATCACTATGAACGGAAGCACTAAGGGCGGACTTGCTGGTAGCATTGTAAAAGTAACTGCAATGGCTTCTGCTAAGTATGCGGTGGAAGGAATCATACTTGGTTCAGGAACACTAGTTACTCCATTCGCTGACGCATAAGGAGGTAAACCATGGCTAATACAGTCACAGGCCCTACCATTCAGTATGACTATGACAAAAAACTAATTGTTTATTGTTCAGTTTTATCAGACGGAAGCGCAAGTAGCACAACGTTGGTTGATGTTTCAGCATTGACAAAAAACAACGCAAAAGCTTGCGCTCACGTTGCACTAAATAAAATCTGGTACACAGTAGGCGGAGGAACAGATGCTCCTGCTTCCCTAGATTGGGATGCAGACACTAACGTTACTTTTTTAACGCTTTCTTATGACAATATGTTTGACTTTAGTTCTATTGGAGGATTGGTCAACACAGAAGCTACGGGATACAGTGGAGACGTTCTTTTCGTTATTCCATCAACTTCCGATGCTGGAAACGAGTACACAGTTTGGTGCGAGTTCATAAAATATTATGAAGCACCTAATAATTAGAGGTAAATCATGCCAGGAATGAATGAAAGAAAAAGACACATGAGAGGCGAAACCAAGACCGCTCGCGGTGACTATGGAACTAAAGGTTACAAGTATGGCGGCAAGGTTAAAGTAATGCCAGGTTATGGCTCTATTAGTTCATCAATATCAAGAGCGCATAAGAAAGACCGTAGGCGTTAATCATGGCGACTTCAGGAACTACAGCATTCGATCTGAGTGTTGATGAAATTATTGAAGAAGCATACGAGCGTTGCGGAATCGAACTTCGTACTGGGTACGATTTAGAAACCGCACGTCGTTCGTTGAATCTTATGATTGCTGAATGGGCAAACAGAGGCCTTAATCAGTGGTTAATTGTTAAAAATAATTTTACAGTTACTGAAGGCACAAACTATGTAGACTTAGGCACAGATGTTGTAGACATAACATCTGCTGTCATTCAAAGAGACAACACAGATTTTCAACTTGAGCGTATAAGTAGGTCTGATTTTTTATATACACCAGAAAAAGCAGACAAAGCTAGACCAACTCAGTTTTTCTTAGAAAGACACATAACACCTAGAATATATCTGTACCCAACACCAGAAAACTCTACAGACGTAGTTTATTACTACGCACTAACAAGGATGCAAGACGTAGGGGATTATACAAACACCATGGAAACAGTTTTTCGTTTTCTTCCGTGTATGGCCGCTGGTTTGGCTTATTATATAGCAATAAAAAGAGCACCAGACAGAGTGCAGTTGTTAAAACAGATTTATGATGAGGAGTTTGATAGAGCAGCGTTTGAGGACATTGATTCTGTAAGTTCTAAGTTTGTTCCGCCTAGAGTGGTGATATAATGGCTTTTTCTGCTGGCAAACATGCTTGGGGAATTTGTGATATTTCGGGTCAAAGATACAGACTAAAAGACATGAAGACACAGTGGAACGGTCTTCGTGTTGGTTATGACCAATTTGACACGAAACACCCACAACTAGATCCACCACATATAGCTGCAGACCCACAAGCGCTAAGAAACCCTAGACCAGACAGAACAGAACCTGTTGCAGAAGCTTTATTAATAAGCAATCCTTTTTTGTCTACAGCTTCTAGCGCAGTAGTAACTGTTTTTGAAGACGATCATGGAAGAACAACTGGTGATAAAGTTAGGTTTAGAGGAACTGAGTCTTTTGCTGGACTCTCTGCGTCTGTTTTAGAAGATCCTGACGCATACTCAATTACGGTTATAAACACAGACACATACAGTTTTGGTGTTTCTTCTGGCACAGCAACTAGCGCTATTAGAGGCGGAGGCGGTTTCGTTTCAGTGGGACCAGCGCAAGCTCTTTTGCCTTTAGACCCATTTAAAACATTAACTTCTGGAGCAAACGCTGAAATTCAAGTTACAGAGTTTAAACACAACAGAACTACAGGAGATACGGTTAGGCTTCGTAACACAAAAGCTTTTGACGGCATAACAACAACTATACTTGAAGCTTCGGATGGATATACAATAACAGTTGTAAACGACAATAATTATAAATTTACTTCAACAGGAACAGCTACTACTGGCGATGTTAGCGGTGGTGGCTCAAAAGCAACAGCAGGACCTACAACATGAGTTTTACATACAGCGGACTAAAGACAGCGGTACAGAATTATATAGATAGTTCTGAAACCACTTTTGTAAACACGTTGGATACGTTTATACAACAAGCGGAAAACCGCATATTTAATACGATTGAACTCAATGTTTTTAGAAAAAATGTAACAGGTACGGCAGCCTCTGGAAATCAATATTTGTCTGCACCAACAGATTTTATTTCTCCTTTGAGTTTGGCTGTTTTAGACAGTGACAGTAAATACACTTATTTATTATTAAAGCACCCTAGTTTCATGCGCAACTATACAACAACAGCGGCCACCACAGGATCACCTAAATATTACGGACAGTTTGATGATGACACATTTATTTTGGCGCCAACACCAAACGCTAATTTAACTTTTGAACTGCATTATCTATATCAACCAAATTCATTGACTGCAGCGGGAGACAGTGGCACAACTTGGGTTTCAAAAAATGCTCCCGATTTACTACTGTATGGAACGTTAGTGGAAGCAAGCGTGTTTTTAAAACAAGACTTAAACGAAACAAACATGTTTGAGGCTCGTTTTCAAGAAAACTTAGTTAGACTTAGTAATTTAATGGAAGGAAGATCTACAAGAGACGAAAATCGATTTGATAGACAAAGAGGTTTTGTTTCTGCTTCACCTCAGTAGATGCTAGAAAACAAACTTAAAGGCAAGAAAATTGCCATAGTTGCTATGGGCAGAAGTCAAATAGACTATCATTTGTCCATCAGCCATAGTCAAGAATACGATGAAGTTTGGACCATAGGTTCAATGTGCGCTGTTGTAAGCCCAGATAGAGCTTTTGTCATGGACCCAGCCACTCGTTTTTTTGACACAAACGATGCTGGCCCTCAAACAGAAATAATGCGCAAAACACTACCAAGACTAGATATTCCAATTTATTCTTGCACAGAAGACAACCGTGTTCCTGGGATTGTTTTATATCCTTTGCAGGAAGTCATTCAAAAAACAGGTTGCGCTTATTTTAATAATTCCATTGCTTATGCGATTGCGTTTGCTCTTTATCAAGAAGTAGGATCTATCAACATGTTTGGAGCAGATTTTACATATAAAACCAACGTGCATTTTGGAGAAATGGGACGAGCGTGCTGCGAGTTTTGGTTGTCTAAATGTATCCAAAAAGGAATAGATATTGCGATTGCACCGTCTTCTTCACTATTAGACACAAACGTATCTATACAAGAAAAATTATATGGATACCATAGGCTTGAAGATCCACCTGTGGTATATTTAGAAAAAGGTGAATTAGTTGTTGGAAACCTTTCGGAAGTTTTAGAAGAAAAACCACTTACAGGACTTTCGGGAAGACAAGACATTGGTCCACCAGAACCAGAGAAATATTAATGGAAACTGATTCATTTAAAATCTCCATAGGAAACCTTGGAGTAAAAACAACACATGGTAGAGGCCATACAGTAGAAGAAGTTGCTGAAATGGCTACTAATAAATTGGTTTCGGTGAGCGACACAGCGCCGGAACCGATCAAAGCGCAAGCCCATGCCTTCAGAAATTCGTGTCAGATTATTATTGCTCATTACATGCGTGAGGCAATTAAAAACCACATGTGTACGATAGGCAATCAATTAGAAGCGCAAGGACATAAAGACCTTGCAGAAATTATTAGGAGGCTATAATGGCTATAACACAAGCAATGTGTACTTCTTTCAAAAGTGAGCTTTTGCAAGCGGTACATAACTTTAAAGCAACTGGAGGAAACTCCTTTAAGCTTGCTTTGTACACTAGCTCCGCGACCATGAGTGCTTCTACCACAGCTTATAGTACAAACCAAGAAGCATCAGGAACGAACTATACTGCGGGTGGTGCAGCTTTAACAAACGTCAATCCTACAACATCAGGAACAACTGCGTACACTGATTTTGCTGATTTGACTTTTGGAACAGCTACTGTCACTGCGAGAGGTTGTATGATTTATAATGATACAGCTACTGGCGATCCAGCAGTCGCCGTTTTTGATTTCGGTGGAGACAAAACAAGTACAGCAGGTAGTTTTACAATATCTTTTCCAACCGCAGACGCAAGTAACGCTGTTATTAGAATAGCGTAAACCAGTTATGTCTGGTTGGGGTCGGTCCACATGGGGCACTGGTCCTTGGGGTGAACCTGCAATAGTTAATGTTACAGTTAATGTAACAGGCGTTGCGGGAACAACTGCACTAGGAACAGAAACCGTTAGTTGTGATGCTAATGTCGCAGAGACAGGTGTCGCTGCTACGGGTGGTATTGGCAGTTTAACTGTAACGGGTGTTGCTAATGTTACGGAAACAGGTGTCGCTGGAACAAGTGCACTAGGATCATTAAGTATATCCGCTGATGCGAATGTAAGCGAAACAGGAGTTGCTGGTACAGGAGCAGTAAATAGCTTAACTGTTACAGGTGTAGCTAATCTTTCTGTAACAGGAGTTGCTGGTACTAGTGCTTTAGGCACAGAATCAGTAAGCGGTGATGCGAATGTCAGCGAAACAGGAGTAGCTGGTACTGGTGCTGTCGGCACAGTTGTTCCAAATGGAGCAGCCATTGTAGGTGTTAGCGGTGCTGCCTCAACGATATCACAAGGCGATGAAACAGTTACTTGTGACGCGAATGTTTATCCGACAGGAATAGCTGCTACAAGTGCGTTAGGCACAATCAGCACTGTTAGTAATAATGTTATTTCTGTTACGCAAAGTGCTAGTACAGGACAAGTTGGCGACCTTACTCCTCAAGCAAGTGCAGGAGCTTCAGTTACAGGAGTAGAGGGAACAGGCCAAATTAGTCAACTCCTTGTTTGGGGCAACATTGTTCCAGGGCAAGACGCTGAATGGGCCGTGATTGACGATTCTCAAACAGCAAGTTGGTCTGAGATAGATGATTCTCAGTCCCCAGATTGGACAGATGTTGCGGCATAATAATATAAAGACTATAATCTATTAAATAACGGAGGCATTTAGTGGCAACTTATGTAAATGATTTAAGGCTTAAAGAAATCGCTACAGGCGATGAGTCGGGTACTTGGGGAACCAGTACCAACACAAATTTAGAATTAATTGCGGAAGCATGGGGTTCTGGCTCAGAAGCCATTACAGGAACAACCCACACAATCACGATGGCAGATGGTACTGCCGATGCAGCGAGAGCCTTTGCTCTAACGCTGACAGGATCAATCACCGCAACCAATACAGTAACTCTCGCACCGAACACAGTCAGTAAGACTTGGGTGATTCAAAACAACGCAGGTTATCAAGTAACGATATCTCAAGGCACAGGCGCAAATGTAGTCATTCCGAATGGCGGAATCAAGATGGTTGTCACCGATGGTGCTGGTGCAGGTGCTGCTGTAACTGACGTATTAGATATGACAGGCGGTACAGGTAATGTCGGACTAGGTTCTGGCTCACTCGGTACAGCAATTACGACAGGAACGGATAATGTAGCCATAGGTGAGAATGCACTTGATGCAGTCACGACTGGCTCAGATAACACAGTGGTTGGAGACAATGCTGCTACTGCTTTAACCACAGGTAATTTTAATACTGCTATCGGTTCTGGAGCATTAATTACACAAACAACAGGAAGTTACAACACCGCAGTGGGTTATTTATCTTTAACAGCAAACACAACAGGTATAGCAAATGTTGGGTTGGGAGAGTCCACACTAGCAGCAAACACAACTGGAGATAATAATACTGCACTAGGTTATGGTGCATTAGCAGTAAACACCACAGGCAGTGAAAATACGGCAGTGGGCAGAAACGCTCTTGATGCGAATACCACAGCAGACAATAACACAGCCGTCGGTTATGCTGCTTTAGGAGCAAACACCACAGGTACAGGTAACACAGCAGTTGGTCAGACTTCTCTAAATAATGCTACTACAGCCGATAACAATACAGCATTTGGTAGAAATGCTTTATCCTCAACCACAACAGGACACAGTAATACAGCCGTGGGTAAATCTGCTTTGTATGGTAATACAACAGGTAATTATAATGTTGCTGTTGGTCTTAATGCTGGTCAAGGTACAACAGGCAGTAACAATACATCAGTTGGGTATGAGGCTTTAAAGCCTGTAACCACAGGTGAATACAATGTAGCTATAGGTTCTCTTGCTTTAACAGCAAATACAACTGGTTCGCAAAACACAGGTATGGGATATTCAGCAATGAATGTAAATACCACTGGCGATAATAATACTGCTATGGGTTTTGGCGCATTAGATGCTAATACCACAGCCGATAACAACTCCGCAGTTGGTTATGCAGCTTTAGGAGCAAATACCACAGGTACTTCAAATACAGCAGTGGGTGCAACTGCTTTAGATGCCAACACCACAGCCAACAACAATACAGCCGTCGGTTATGCTGCTTTAGGAGCAAATACCACAGGACACAGTAATACCGCTGTGGGTAAAAATGCAGGTACTGCAATTACAACTGGTGATGAAAATGTTGCTATTGGAAGTGATGCTTTAGAAGCTGCAACTACAGGAGGTTCAAATACGGCTGTTGGTCAAAATGCTTTATTAAGTAACACGACTGCTTCAAGTAACACCGCAGTTGGAAAATCATCTTTAGCATCAAACACCACAGGCGGAGAAAATGTTGCAGTTGGAACTAGTACTTTAGGAGCAAATACTACAGGCGCACAAAACGTGGCAGTAGGTTCAAATGCTTTAGACGCTAACACAACGGCAGCAAATAACACGGCAGTTGGCTACAATGCTTTGACAGGAAATACCACAGGAACAGCAAACGTAGCGGTAGGTACTGCATCTTTGGTAAGTAATACAACTGCTTCAAATAACACTGCAGTTGGATATGCAGCTTTAAACGCAAATACCACAGGCTCTGAAAATACTGCAGTAGGACAAAATGCTGGCGATGCTATAACAACGGCTGCTGCAAATGTTGCTGTGGGTCAATCTTCGCTTTCAGGAGCTACTACTGGTGGTAATAACACCGCCATAGGAGTAGATGCTCTTAATGGACTTACAACAGGATCAGGTAATGTTGCAGTGGGTAAAAGTTGCGCAGATGCTTATAATGCAAACAATCTTACAGCAGTTGGTTATGGTGCGCTTGGTGCTGCTACAACAGGCGGTGGAAACGTGGCTATGGGCTATAATGCACTAGCAGCAAACACCACTGGAGACAACAACACGGCATTTGGTTATGAGGCTTCGGAATCAACCACTACTGGCACAAATAACACTGCTGTGGGTTCTCAAGCACTGGATGCTCATACAACAGGACATAGTAATGCTTGTTTTGGGTATGCAGCAGGTGGAGACATAACTACTGGCGGAAATAATATATGTGTTGGTAATCAGGCTGGAACTTCGGCTGGACCAGGAGGCTCTATTACCACAGGTAATAATTCTCTTGTTTTAGGTAATGATAGCATTAGTGCTTTTTATTGTGCCGATACAACTATTTCATCTTCAGATGTTAGGGATAAAACAGACATAACTGACTTTAACGCAGGATTAGACTTTATTAATAAAATGCAACCTGTTACTTATAAATGGGATAAAAGAAGTTGGTACAGTGATGACCTTTCTGTAGTTCCTGATGGAAGTAAAAAAGAGAATAAAACTAATGTTGGTTTTAGAGCGCAAGACGTAGTGGAATTAGAAAAAGAAATAGGTTTTGCTAACGACAAAAACGATATGCTGTTTGCAAGTTTAACAGACGATGAAAAAAGATACGGAATGAAGTACGAAAGACTGGTAACAGTTATAGTAAATGCAATCCAAGAACTCTCAGCAGATGTTGAAGAATTAAAATCAAAAATAGAGGAATAAAAAATGGCAGTAACTAAAACGCTAACGAAATCTATTCCCCATGTAAAATCAAGCAAGGTTGAGCAATGGGATTTAGAAATGACTTACGAGAACGACAGTGAAGGTGATGCAACTTATTACAAGTCTGTATTTAGTCACACAGCGGTCGCAGCCGATGGTGATTTTACCAAAGCAGCTAAAAGTTCGTTTAATCTGGCAGCACTGACAGCAATGTTTCCAACAGCACATTGGGATACAGTATTTGCAAGTCAGGTAGATTCAGTGATTACGAATCCCGCTACACCAGCAGTGGCAGATAACGACTTTTCAGTACCTTCTAGCTAGTCATGGCTGACAAAGAGGCAGTGCCTGTAGAGGGTACAGATATTGATGTTAATATCTGGACAATGCCTGCGGTTTTCGTATTAGAGACTCGTATGCCAGACGGCATGGTTGAGGACTTAAATACCTATCTTGACGATCTTAGAGAACAAGCAGATAAAGAATCATTGGCTCATTCATTGGTAGGACAGATTGCTCATGGTGAGCAACTGAACATGGACCCAGAGCATGAGAAGGTTAGACAGTATTCTAAGTTTGTAACTTTGTTAGGCGCTCAATACATTAATCATTTTATGAAAAGCACAGGACAATCTTTACCTAAAAATAGGCAGGTTTCTATAGACGAAACGTGGTCGGTGCATAGTTATGAGGGTGATTACAACCCTATACACGATCACGGCACTAAAACGATTATGGGTATATCAACAACTTGTTGGACTAAAGTACCACAACAAATACTGGATCAACCTGCTGCTGGAAGTCCTTTATATAATAAATATGAAGCGTCTGGTGCGTGTGATGGTTATTTAGCTTTTAATTATGGTCGTAATGAAATAATGAATGTAGAACGATTGAGACCACCACAAAGTTTTGAAGTACAGCCTGAAGTCGGAAAACTATACATTTTTCCATCCTGGCTTTCTCACATGGTTTATCCATTTAGAGGCGAAGGCGAAAGACGAACAGTTGCTTCTAACCTTAATTGTTGGGAAGTAGAGGAAGCAGCATGAGCAAACTTACCATAGCTGAAGTGAACGCTAAAATAGAAAAACACGAAGCGGTTTGTGCAGAGCGTTGGCTAGAAGTTTTACACAGAGTTACTAGACTTGAACAATTCATTTTGATAACTTTGATTACGCTTGTTATGAGTATGGCAGGCATAATTTTTAAAGTAATAACAGGGGAATAATATGCAAACATTTGCAAATATAATGGCGATTATAATGACGGTTGTAACAACCGCTAGTGTGATCGCTATGGTAACACCAACACCGCAAAAAACGGGTTGGATGAAAAAAGTGTATTCAATCATCGATATGTGTGCATTGAATATTTGGAAAGCAAAAGATAAATAAATGTATGAACTGTTCCAAAGAGGGAAAATCTCAAAAGAAGTCTTTAACGAATTTCAATTCTACAAAAGATCTTTCTGGATTTGTTTTTCCTACGTTCTTTGGGACACGTTCAGAGCTTTTGGCCTAATATAAATTTAAGGAGGAAACGGCCGTGGCAAAGTGGGGCATCTTTGCAGCGTGGTGGTTGGCGCTGCTATTTACAGCAACTACTGTTAAAGCAGATCAGACGGGTGACTGTACTGCTGGGGAACAGTATTGTGAACAAAACTCGATGACAACTACATCCACTACGACTACAACCAATACCAACACGAATACTAATACCAACACAAACACCAATACTAATACCAACACCAATAACAACACCAATACCAATACGACTACAACAACATCTACTGGTACCAATACGAATACAAACACGAACACAAACAACAATACAAACAACAATACCAGCACGTCCACTGCTACGAATACAAACACAAACAACAACACCAGCACAACCACGTCTACTGGTACTAACACCAATACTAATACAAACACCAATAACAACACGTCGACAAGTACAAACACCAATAACAACACGTCGACTAATACCAACAACAACACAAACACTAGTACGTCTACAAACACAAACACCAACACTAGTACGTCTACAAACACCAACAACAATACCAATACCAACACCAATTTAAATACGTCAACGTCCAATAACACAAATAAAAATGTGAATGAGTCGACTTCCACATCGAATGTGCAGACAAACAATAAAAACGTGAATGAGAACAACAACACCTCTAATAACACAAACCGGAATATAAACGAGTCAAAGTCTGAGCAAACGATTAATCAGAATATTAAAACAGAAGCTCCACCCGCCTCCGCTATCGCACCATCAATAATGAGTTACAGTCAGGATCTTTGTACGGTGGGAAGATCAGGAGCGTTTCAAGGTCAAGTGTTTGGTATTTCTACAGGGCGAACAGTAAGAGATGAAAACTGTGAGCGACTTAAACTTTCTAAGTATTTATTTGACACAGGCATGCGCGTGGCGGCAGTCGGAATTTTGTGTCAAGACGTAAGAGTTTTTAAAGCAATGCAAATGGCAGGTACGCCTTGTCCATACAAAGGCAAAATTGGAGAAGAGGCAAAAGCAGCGTGGGCAACTAACCCTAAAGACCGACCAGATTATAAAGAAGCAAAATCAGCTTATGTTGCCAAGTGCTATAATTCACTAAACAGTTCGGGACTGAAAAAATCTAGGATGACGTGTCGTCGTGAGTTTGATTCGGGCAATTAGTTTATCGATTTTTTTATTTGTACCCACACTTAACGCAGGTTACATCTACGAAGCAGACCAAGCTCTTATTGATTTAACAAACCAAACAGGTACAACTAATATGGGTGTTGGCGATGACCAAGTATCCAGTGCTTTTAATTTAGATTTTACTTTTACGTTTTATGGTGAGGATTTCACATCTGCTAGAATGGCAACCAATGGTTGTTTACATTTTGGGTCGACAGGAGGTTATTGTAATGACTACACACCTGATCCACTTCCTGAAATCACATACACCTTATACCCTTTTTGGACTGATTTAATACGAGACAACGGCTCAAAAGTGTTGGCTAAGAATTTCACCGACAAGTCTGTTTTTGGTTGGTATAACTTACGAGAATACAACCGAAGCAACACAGACAACTCTTTTGAGGTAATACTTTGGAAAGCAGACGACAGCTTTGAGTATCGTTATGGTGGATTAAATATTATTAATCACGATGTTTTGATTGGTGAGCAAGGTGCAGCAGACGAACTTTACACTTATTTGTTTTATGACCAATGTGGTAAAGGAACAACGAATGTTTCTGGTACTTGTGTAAACGCTACTTGGAATAATAGTTCTTTTAATACACTGTTGGAAAATGGTGGTAGCTTATATGGAGTGGGTTCAGGCAATGCGTTAGATTGTAGTAACCCTTTAAACAACACTGCTTGTTCGGGATATGCGGCAGCTTATTTAACACAACAATGTGACTTAGATGGATTGTATTCTACTCAGTGTCCTAACTATTGGGACGATTTATTTGATTACGAGTGCTCGTATGACTCGCAATATTCTCCTGCGTGTCCAGGGTACATGGTCGAAACTTTTGTTGAAGATACCTATTATCAAGATGATATCTTTGGTTATGAAGATTATCAAGACGACCAGTATGGATATGTGGACTCGTATTATGAAGAAGATTATTTTTTTGAAGAAGACCTTGTATACGCTACTGAGTTATCGTGGATAGAGGAAGAATACTTTTTTGAAGAAGAGCATTTTTTTGAAGAAACATTGTTTTTTGAAGAAGAATATTTTGATCCTTTTACAGAAGAATTTGATTTAATACCCGAAGAACTTATTCCATTAAGTTATATTGAAGAAGAGCTTTATATAGAAGAGATATATGAAGAAATCTTGTTAGCGGAAGAGTATTATGAAACAAACTACGCTCTTCCTGTTTTAGAAGACATTTTATTAGAACATTTTGAACACGAAGAACACATTGAAGAATATTTTGACGAAGAACCTATAGAGTTTTTAGAGTTTGAAACCATAGAAGAGTTGGAGGAGTGGATTGAAGAAGAAACTGAAGAAGTGTTGGAAGAACTTGCTGATCTATCTGATGTTGAAGATGGAGACTTGGAGGATTCGGAGACAGTTGAAGAAGAGGTACAAGACCGAGAAGAAACTGTCGAACTTGTTGTCACGGAGAATGAAGAGAAAAAAGACAACAAAAGAGCAGAACAACTAAACATTGTTGCAAACACCATTCGGGCTGCAAGCAACAGTGTTAGTGGAACAACAGCGGGAACTTCAGCGCACTCTACAGGAAACTCTGTTGCATCCGGTGGAATAGCGGCCAGTTCTCAAAGTTCCGTTGTAAGTTCTTCTGTTTCAGGTGGTACCATAAGCATTGACAGTTCACCTAGTATCTCTGCTCAAGTTGCTAGTTCAGCGCAACAAACGCAACAAATTTTATCCATGAGCGTTTCCGATGTAAGCTCCTCAAGTGGAGTAGGAACAACGGATACAAGTATGTCAACGGCGGACCAAGGACAGGGGACCACGGACAGTACGGCTTCCAATACAGCCGGAGGACAATCTGCCCTTGTTGAAACGGCTGTGGTGGAAGTGCAACAAAACGATAATCAAATGCAAGACGTGCAAAGTCAGATAGATACTGCAATATCAGGGGGTATGTCTGAAAGCGAAGCAGATCAAGTAGCAAGTCAAATTGTGGCGCAAAACATAGAAAACCAAAAAGAAGAAATGGAACAAGAACAGCAAGAAACAGGTGAGTATGCAGATTCCAGCGCTTTAATAGCTTACATGGGCTATGTTCCTGGCTTTAACGCATACAGCCAAGTGACGCTTGATGATGCCTCCAACTGGTATGAACCGAAAGCAATTTATGGTAATGTATCCATACCGGACAATAGCTCTGCTTTTGTTGGGTTATATGGTCAAAGTTTGACTGGAATGAAAGATTTAATGGATATGCAACCTAATTTATAGAGAAAGGATATGGACTGGTTTCAAAGTAAAACAACACAACTGATTGCACTAGCTGGTATTGTTAGTACCCTTGCTGGTTTCGGCTATACAGGTGCAACGTATGTTAACCGGATAGAGAATCTTGAGTCTAAAATGGCTCGTTACATTAACGAAATAGATGCGCTTGCTGACGAAGTAGCGGTTATGGATAAGCAAGTGGTTGCTGTAGGGGAACAGATTAAATCGTTAAACATAGAAACAGAAGATTTAACGCCGATCAAAGACGATATTGTTTTGTTGCAAACAAGTGTTGCAGGTATAAATGCAAGTGTTGATTCTATATATGACGATGTAAGAAGTTTAAAAAACATGAACGATAACCCATTGGCAAACTAAATAAGGAGCGTAATATTTATGACTTGGTATGCAAAAGAAATAGGGCTAACAAACTGGTTTAAAAAAACATTTTTAGGCATGGAAGAAATAACTGTGCGTACTAGAAACAAAAAAGGCCAGTATGTTAAGGATGATCCAAAAACAAAAAAGAATGAAGCCTACACTAAAAAAGTAGTGAGGAAATAGCATGGGCGACGATCAATATCATCCAAGCAGCAGATTCGGTGGCGACATGTCTCGAAACGAAGTTGAGATGGACTTATCCAAGTTCATGGAGATGCTTCAAGAGAACTCTGCGCTTAAAGATAAAATAAGAACTTTAGAAGATGAGAAGAACGACAACCCTTATCAAAAGTTTATATTTGTAGCACAAGCCATAGACAGTTGGCGCATTATTCCTAGGTGTTTTCTAGGGGTATATATGTATTTATTATACTTTACAACGTTTTGGTTCATGGATTTACCAGATCCTACTTTTGAACAATCGGGCTTAATTTCAATTGTTGTGGGTGCTGGCGCAGCCTGGTTCGGCTTGTATACAAATAGCTCTAAACCTAAAGTATGAAGTGGGCTTTCCGTTTGAGATAATCACCATGTTGGGATCTACTCTATTGAGTAGTTTATTAAGCATTTGGTCACAAAGCAGAAAAGCTAAAGCAGAAGAACAAAAACTTCTTATAACAAGAGGTGAGTTTGAGATGAAATCTAAAAAACAATCTCTTGACCATAGTTTAAAAGATAAAGGGTTTGCTTGGACACGAAGAATAATAGCACTGACTGCTATATTCGCCATTGTTCTTTTACCAAAACTTGTAGCAGTATTTTATCCAATGGTTGATGTAACGGTTGGATACACAAACTGGAGACCCGGATTTATGTTTTTTAGAGAAGGACGAGAAGTTTTTGAATGGATTACGTTTCAAGGACTTGTAATAACACAACTAGATACAAACTTGGTATCGGCTATAATTGGAATGTACTTTGGAGGAAGTTTAGTTAAAAAATAATATGCCTTATAGTAAATATAATTTTAGACCGGGAATAAATAGAGAAGGTACAGACTATTCTAACGAAGGTGGCTGGTTTGATTCTAACTTAGTGCGTTTTCGTAAAGGGCTTCCAGAAAAAATAGGTGGTTGGGTAAAAGAAATTTCTACCACTTTTTTAGGCACAGGCAGAGCGCTATTGGCTTGGGTTTCTTTAGATTCTACAAGATGGTTGGGATTGGGCACGACATGGAAGTATTATGTGTCCGATGGTAACTCTTACAACGATATAACACCATTACGAGTAACAACGTCTGCTGGTGATGTGACTTTCTCAGCCACTAATGGTGATGCGACCATTACTGTTGCCGATACTTCTCACGGTGCAGTACAAAATGATTTTGTTACATTTAGTGGTGTGGACAGCAATGGGTTAGGTGCAGGAGGTAATATTACCGAAGCTGTTTTAGAACAAGAATATCAGATTGCCACGATTGTAAACGCGAATAGTTACACAATAGAAGCCAAAGACACTTCTGGCGCAACCGTTTTAGCAAACGCAAGTGATTCAGGAAACGGTGGATCAAGCACGGTAGGTGCTTATCAGATTAACGTAGGGCTGGATGTTTATGTTTCTTCTACTGGTTGGGGTGTTGGTGCTTGGAACACAGGTGCTTTTGGTAGTTCTACCGCTGTTTCCGCAACAAATCAGTTAAGGCTTTGGTCACACGATGCGTTTGGTGAAGACCTTTTATTGAATCCTAGATCTGGAAGCATCTATTATTGGGATGAATCTTCTGGTACTTCTACAAGAGCAGTAAACATCACAGCTTTGTCAGGAGCAAATTTAGCGCCTACTGTTGGATTTCAAACCATAGTCAGTGATATAGACAGACACATTATAGTTTTAGGAGCAGACCCAATAGAAGGCTCAACAAGAAGTGGCACAATTGATCCTTTGTTGATTGCGTTTAGTGACCAAGAAAGCGCTACTCAATGGGAACCGTTAAGCACAAACACGGCTGGGTCAATACGGCTGTCTTCAGGTTCACAAATTGTAGGCGGTTTACGAGCTCGTCAAGAAATATTGGTTTGGACAGACACATCTTTGTATTCTATGCAGTTTGTAGGTCCTCCGTTTACTTTTGGTGTTAATTTAATAAACGAAAACATTGGTTTAATTTCTCCAAACGCGGCTATAAACGCACCAGACGGTATATATTGGATGGCAAGAGACGGCTTTTACAAGTACGACGGCGCTGTTTCAAGAGTGCCTTGTTCTGTTTTAAATTTTGTATTGGATGGATACAACGCGTCGCAAGCCTTTAAAACATTTGCAATTACTAATCGCGAGTTTAACGAGGTTGGTTGGTACTATGTTTCTACGGATAGCACAGAAATTGACCGTTATGTTATATACAACTACTTAGAACAAGTGTGGTCCATAGGTGCATTATCAAGAACAGCTTGGATAGACGATGGAATATTTACTAAACCAAGAGCCACATCAAACGGTTATTTGTATGAGCATGAAACAGGAAACGATGCGGACGGTTCTCCTATGGACAATGTGTATATAGAATCCAGTGATTTTGACATTGACGACGGAGAATTTATTTCTTTTGTTAGAAGCATAATACCAGACGTTAAATTTACAGGGAGCGGTGGCACAGGCCAAGCAATAAACTTTGTTTTAAAACACAGAAACTATCCTGGAGAAAGCTTGACTACTTCTAGCACTTCTTCGGTTACAAGCTCTACAACAAAAGTAGACACTCGTTTAAGGGGAAGACAAGCTGTTTTAAGGTTAGAATCTGATGACGATAACGTGCCTGGAAACACAGGCGTAGGTTGGAGGCTTGGTAGCACTCGGTTTGACATTCGACCAGATGGTAAACGCTAGTGGCAAAACTTTTAAACAGTAGACTGCCTCTTGCTTCAAGCGCTGTAGATGTTGCTTTGTACAACAGAATGGTGCGTATTTTAGAAATAAATTTAGGTAAATTTGATCCTACAGCAACTCCGCAATATACTGATGTACAGATAGGACAAAATAAATTTGCTGCTGGCGATGTAGTATGGAACACATCAAAAGGTGTTTTACAAGTTTACACAGGCAGTCAATGGCAAGATTTATCAACACGAACACCAGTAGGACTTGAAGCCACGGGTTCTGTTGGAACATTAACAGTCGCTACAAACGGCTCAACAACAGTTTCTTTATAATGCCGATACAAAAAGTAAAAGGAGGATATAAGTGGGGTAAATCTGGAAAGGTTTATCCAACAAAAGCTCAAGCTGCGAAACAAGCAAGAGCTGCGTATGCTTCTGGATACAAAGGGTATCAGTCAGGTGGTTCGGTTTGGGTAACAGAGGAGGAAGATGTTTCACCAGCTGTTCAAGAAATTCGTGACGCAGATAAAAAGTTTAAAAGAGACTTTGCCAAACGTATGTTGATGACAGGTATTTTGTCTAATCCTAAAGCTAGACAAGGTTTTGGAATGTATAAAGCGTTCAGGGACCAAGGACCTATGGGACTTGGCAAAGCTCTAGGACAACGAGCAGGTATAGAAGCGTTGTTTAGAAAAGTTGGTCCGTGGGGAATGTTGTTGGGTGGTCGTGGAGGTCTTCTTGGGTTAGGTTCCGAAGGTCCTTTAGGATTAGGTATTAAGCAAGGACTTCAGGACCCCAGAACAGGAGGGCTTCCAGGAATAATAAACAGGGTGAAGTTTCTTCAAGCGTTTCCACAAGTAGTTGCTACTAGAATGTTGATGGATAAAATTCACCAGAGAATACCAGGACAAAAAGGTATTTTAGGTGGGACGTTTGGACCACAAGCTAGAAACATAGCTAGTCTCTTTTTGCCATTTATAAAGTCTTATGAAGAAAAATACAACACGGGTTCGGTTGAAGAAGACATGTATCCAGACATACAGCCTATAGAAGTGACTGCTCAAACGAGAGAAACACAAGCACAAGCAGACGCACGAGAAAGAGCAGAAAGAGCTGCTAGGGTGCAACAGTTTGCTAACGAAAGCTATGCAAACAGAATAGGAGAAACAGGCGGTGATCCTATCTCCTATATGTCTGGTTTAGTGCCAGGTGTTGCACAGTCCATGAACCAAGGACAAAGAGCAGTTAATTTTCTAAGAAGAATGACAAAAAGAAAAACACCGTCTAAAAAAGATTTTTACCAGCCAGACCGTAAAATAAGCAGTGGCGGGTTTTCAAGAAGATAAACATTAACAAAAAAACATGGTAGAATTAAATGAAAATAACGGAGACATAAATGGGACTGTTTGACGACGATTACAGTTTTGACGATCTTCTTGGAGATCTCGATTTTTCTTACCCTGTCGGCACTAGTGGCGACATTTCTGTCGGCACTGATACCAGTGGCGACATTTCTGAATATGGTTCTAGTATTTTTGACATTTATGACACAGCGGGTGCTGATTTATTGGATGATCTTATTCAAGAAGAAATTTACGGTGGAAGCGGTTCTAGTATTTTTGACACAGAGGGCGCTAATTCATTGGATGGTCTTATTCAAGAAGAAAGTGTAGACGAAGATGTTTGGCAAGGTCCTTTCGGATGGGGTATTATTCCTGGAATTAGAAACACTATTTTTGGTCAAGGATCAGGTCCTTTGGGCGGAAACGTTTTAGAAGGCGGTGGCATACTCGGTCAAATATTAGGCTTCGGCGGGGCCGGAGCAGCCGGCGGTGGAGGAGGCGAAGCAGGCGAAAGCGGACTTGGCAGTTTTCTCAGCGGTGCTAATCCGTTAATGCAGTTTTTAGCCATGAAATCTTTAATGAAAGACGATGGTGGAGGAGGCGGAGCCCCTATTGGAGGACAAGCTTACGGAGGACCAGCCTTTAATTATCAAGATTATCAACCCACTAACCTACAGCCTGCATTAATGCCGGGTGTTGCGTATGCAAATATGGGCGCACCAGGTATGATAAGCGGTGGACTCGCTATGCCGAGCTCTGCTGATCTTGAAAGAAGGCGTCAAAATGTTTTAGAACAACCAGGGCTTACAAGCGGTTTAGAAATGGGAATGCCGTCTTTTGCAAGACCTGGAATAAGAGTAGAGGTTGAAGAACCAAGCACACAGGAAATACTTGCAGCGATACAAAACGATCAAGTGGTAGAGCTTGGAGACGGCTCTGTTGTTGTAGCTGTTGATGGCCAGTACACAATAATATCTCCTCGAAGGTTGGCGGGAATAAAAGATGCCTGGAGAAGAAAGGGGTTTACAGGCATGCAAAGCGGTGGGTCCACGGACGACAGACCAGGTGATATTACTTTTGCAAAACTAGAACCGGGTGAGTTTGTTATTCAAAAGCCGGCTGTAGACGCCATTGGTATTGAAACATTAAGAAAAATTAACAGCATGGGAGACGGGAGGCCTTATTATGGCTAGTTACGGAGTTCCAACCACACAAGCTTTTTATGACGAGCCTTATGGTGGCGCAATGCGTCGTGGGTTCTTAGAGTCCGCGTCTGCTTTAGCAAGACAGCCTATGCCGATTCCGGTCAGGCAATACGCAGGGCTTGATCCTTATAGTATGCAAGCACGAGCAATGGCCGGTGGCCTTGGTGGCTTTACACCGTATCTACAACAAGGTGCAAATATGGCACAACAAGGGTTTGGTACGATGCAACAAGGAGCTGGTGCGTTGCCTATGGCACAACAAATGTATGGTCAAGGTGCTGGAATGTATGGTCAAGCCACAGGTTTGGCTGGTCAAGCGGCAAACATGTTTGCTCCTGGAGCTGCACAACAGTTCTACAACCCTTACGAAGATCAAGTAATTCAAGGCACCATAGAACAAATGAGCCAACAGAACCAGCAGCAGGCACAGGCTGACAGAGCTAATGCTGTATCCTCTGGTGCGTTTGGCGGTTCTCGTGGACGTCTTATGGAACAAGAAAGAGAAAAAGCCTTTGGCCGTGGTCTAACGCAAGCGGTGGGTGGTTTAAGACAACAAGGTTGGAACCAAGCACAACAAATGGCACAAGGCGCTGGACAAGGTTTAGGACAAATCAGTGGTCAGCTTGGACAATTTGGACAAGGACTTGGTGCGCTTGGTCAAGGCATTACCAGCATGGCTGGACAATACGGACAACTCGGACGAGGCATGGGTCAAATGGGCGGAGCGTTTACTGATCTTGGCATGACTGGGCAACGAGGGTTGATGAATCAAATAAATACTTTTGACAAATTTGGACAAGAAGGACGAGGCATACAAAATAAAATGTACGGCGCTCAGTATGATGCAGCAAACAAAATGGCGCAAGAGCCTTGGCAACGTATGCGAGCGTATCAAGATATGCTTGGCATGTTGCCACAAGGGTCCAATACCACTTGGAATCCTCAAGCGGGCAATAGTCTTGCTAATTACATGAAGTTTTTTGGAATGGTTTAATGAATTGGAAAAGACGTAAAATGTTCTCTTCCGCCGTCGACATGCAAAGCGGAGGATCTGTACCTTATCCTAGCTACGAGAGTGGTGGGGTTGTTGGTGCAGTCGGTGCAACGCCTACGGAACGCAAAAGAATGTTTTCTATTTGGGACAAGATGACCCAAGATCAGAAAGAAAAAGCCATGGACGGCAACCGTTATCAAATCGGCGGACCTGTTGTGCCTACGCCTTTGTTTGAAGAAGGCGATCAAGACATCAACATGGCTCTTAATACCATGGCAAGTACCACAAGTCCTTCAGTCAGTGATGTAAAAGAAACTGTTTCTATGGGTCCTTCTATGGAAGATTCAATGACGATGGACCAAGGACCTGAAAGTTTTGAAGACGCTCTCTTTATGCTTAAACAAGAATTTTATGATGAAATAACAAGCTTTGTCTCATCAACGGGAGATATAAAAGAGATAGAAAATTATCTACAAGGAATGAACGCTACTTATACAAACGAGTTGAAGAAAGTAAAAAGAGCTTTTAATATTGATGTTGTACATCCTGAAGAAGAGCTTTTGACACCAAGGTTCGTTCAAGAACTTCAGAATATGTTAACGGCTCCTGAGATGCAAGAAGGTGCGTTTACCGGTATGCAAGACGGAAGTTTAGTGGGGTTGATTAATTCGCAAGACGATCTTGATAAATATGGCATAATGATTCCTTGGGAGTTTTGGAAAAGCTACGACGAAGACAAAAAACAAAGGTGGATAGAATCCACTCTTTTGAGTCAGCAGGGAGGAAGTTCTTCGGTCGGAGCTAACGAAGCTCAGACACAAATGTTGGGAAGAGTTAACCAAATTATTGAAGAACGTAAAAAATTGGCGAAAAAATCTGCTGAAATGCCTTTAACCATGCAAGGAGGCTTCGGTGGTTTTGTCGAGCAGATGAACGCATATAGAGCCAACCAAGCCGCAGCTGAAGACAAAGTTCTTTCTGATGAGATGGATTACCTTCAATACGCAGTTAGAACGGGACAATCTCCTACAAACAGAAATACAATGTCTGCTTTTCAAAAAGAATACGTTCTAAAACCCAAACCAGCGCCTATCACAACTAAAGATTGGGTGGACCTAGCAGAAGGCGCGGCAAGGAAAGGGGGCGTGAATCCAGATGAAGAAGTTCCTTTTATACAGGTTTATTTAGCACTGAATGGAAAACAAGAGGTTCTTGACGAAGTTTTTCCAGGGTATCTTGACTCAGTGAGAGATGTTAAGGTAAATGTGGAAGGAACAGAAGTTGATCAAGCCATGACTTTTGCGGATTTCTTGCGACACAAAAAGAAAATAGAAGGAGACACTTTTGATATATCAACCAATCCAGGTTTTTATATCTCCGAATTTTTAGCCCTCGACTTATCGCCGGAGTAATAAGCTATGGGCCTATCTGAAGCTCAGAAAAAAAGAAACGAGGAAGCACTAGCCGAGGCGATTGCTAATAAAGCCGCGTCTGAATCTAATCAAGAAGTTTCTAGTGATGGGGAGCAAGAACCCGACAAAAAATATATCGAGGTAGGCGACCTACCTTATCCTGTTGCGTCTTATAACATACCAGAAATTTTTGCTAAAAGTCTTGGTAAAGGTTGGAAAGGAGATCAATTATCGTACGCACAAACCAGACAACTTGTTTCTGAAGACGAGGATAGAGCAGAAAAAATCGAAACCCTAAAAGACGAGACCCAAGAAGTTGTTTACGAGTCTAAGTATGGAGACGAAGGACTCACTCAGTTTAAAAACCTACAGGACCCTAACTGGTGGGCTAAGTCTTTGGGAGAAGGTATCGCGGGCTCTCTTCCCTTTTTTACTGGAATAGGGGCGGGAGGAGCTGCAGGGTTTGTGGCAGCCGGTCCTGCTGGAGTTATCCCTGGTATGACTATAGGAGGGGGTCTCGCCGTCTACGCTCAATCTTTTGGACCCGCCTATTATGAATACCTAGAAGCGCATCCTGGTGATGAGCAAGGCGCAGAAGACTACGCAATAATGGTATCTGGTCTTAGCACGGTTATCAGTTCCGCTTCGGTTCCTGCTTCCTTGGCTGGGAGAAGCGCCGAGCCTATAAAACGGTTTATTATTCAGTCCATGCTTCAAGGAGGACTAGAAGCGGGGGACAGTATTTCGGGAAATCTTTTAGCTAAACACTATGTGGACCCCAACAGGGATCCTTTTACTGGTTTGGCGTCTGGCTTGGTTTCTGAAATTACTTTTGAAAGCCCCACTTTATTTAAAACAACCACTTCAAGTAAACAAAGACAAGAGGCAAAAGAAGCAAGGGAAGCCGCTTTCAAAGAAAACCAAGAACAGCAGGATAAGAACCATGCTCTTATGGCTGAAAAAAGAGTTTTAGATGAGATCATGTCAAAAAGAAAAGAGCAAAGCAGAATCGACGGAACTCAAGAAGACATGACTGTTATTAGACCAAAAGTTTTGGCGGAAATACAAGAAGGGAATTTTGATAGTTTAGACATTGGTCATTTAAAAGAGATTGCGGAAAAACTTAAAATCAGTTTTTTACCCATTGACAACAAAGAGACCTTGTTTAACAAAGTCAAAGAAAAAATGGAGGCTAATATAAGTAAAATAGTTTCTGATAACGAGGCCAAGGACATAGCTCAAAGCGAGCTAACTTTTGAAGATAGGTTTAACGAACAAAAAAACATACTTGAGGGGTTGTCTGGACAACAGGTTTTTGACTACATACAGCGAGAGTTTGATATGGGTTCTCCAGAGAAAACTTGGGAACAGTTTACTTATTGGGCAGAAAGACAAGGAGACTTTTCTTTTTCTCCAGCGGCTTTTGAGTCGGAGTATTACAACAAGCAAAAAGTGGAGGGCGATTATGGTTCACAAATGATAAACGCTCTGGCTCATGCTAGTGCTACACGTCTTCACAGCGAACAAACCACAGGAGCCATCTCTTATTCATTGGGTGGCAAAGGCGAATTTAGAGAGCATGTAAAAGATATTACCGATAGATACACTAGAAAACAATTAGAAGATCAATACAGTTTTTTATATACGGTAGACGACACAACTAAAATGTCTAATACAGACTTAGCAGGGAAAATAGCTGAGAAAATGATGATTTTAGAAAACGCTAGAATGAAAAAAAAGAAAAGCGTTGGTCCTCTTGAACACACTCTCCCAGATACTTCGGTGAGCGCGAAAGGTTTTGAGGCCAACCCCAACTTTATTAAAGAAGTTTCACCCGATGGTAATGCTCGTAAAGCAAGGGCCGTTGTCTATGGTGAAGACGGCGAAGCACAAGGCACAATATTTTTTCAAAGAGAGCTTTTAGAGGAGCCAGAGTATAACAACCTTTTAGACAGAGCAGGGGTTGACCAAGATTTTAGTGACACAGAAACGGAAAGAGTTAAAAACTTAGGTCGATTAGTGGCTGTCAATATGGAAAGTCCCTTTGGAGCATCGCCTATATTTGATTGGCAAAACGCAGAAAATTGGAAAGGTAAAACCATAGAAGAACTTGTGGTAGATCCCATTTCTTCAATACCTAATATTAAAGTGACTCAGTTAGGTACTGTTGGCACAGCGATGCCTCAGTACCAAAGAAGTTGGTTTACAAAAGGAAAAGGAAAAATTTCCTCTTGGTTTAGACCAGCGGGAAGATTAGGCTATGTCACTTTTCATAAAAAGAAGCAGGTCGAAGCCTTTGAGAGACAAGCTGATAGAGACGCTAAAAATCTTGCAAACGATGTAGAAGTAGCCATTATAAACGCGGCAAAAGAACAAGTTCTTAAAGGAGACACTCAAAAGAGATTTAATCCGAAAAACATTTTTAGGTGGAAAAAATATTTAGCCGCAGAAAAAGAGATACGCAGAAAAACCGGAGCTGTATTAAGAGACACTGCCTATAGTTTTATAGCTAATCCACAACAAAGAGCTGCTATAGAAACAGAAATAAACCGTTTGAAAACAAACATGAGTAAAGGAATCGTTTCAACGCCAGAACAGTTGGCTAATTACGAGGCACAAATAAACGAATTAAACCTTCTTCTTGAAGGAAGCAAGCCTATTAAAGCGGCGATTGAAGAGCTTCCTACAAAAGCCTTACAAAGAGCCGTGAGAAACGCTCGATCAACAATAGATGCTTTTAGCTCAAGACTTTTAAACGAGTTTCCAGGAGAGCTGTTGGGGGACATAGACGGAGAAAAAGGTGGGGGAAGAAAAGCTATAGAAGAGGGTCTTGGGTCTTATGTGACCACTTCTTACGGCGTAAATGAGCCGGGTTTAAACTATGCTCCTAAGTTTAGTATGAGATTTTTGGGGTCTAAATCGGCTAAAAAACTTTTTGAGGCCGGAGTAACATCTTTTCAAGAACAAAATCGTGGAGATCCTGATTGGGAAGGAGAAAAAGGAAGGCAGTTGGCAATAGATGCTATGAACAATCTTTGGGGTCGTGAGCAGCAAAACTCCAGCATGAGTTCGCAAATTCTTCCAGGAACTATAAAAGGTACTTTCTCCAACGAAAAAGGTCAAAGTCTTCCTACTGTTACACAAATGTTAGAACAACGGCACAAGCTTCCTCTTCCTATTAGAAAGGCTTTGGGTGAAGTAACCGATCCTACGCTATTGATAGCGTCCACTATATCTAGGGTTTCAAGAGTTATTTCAAAACAAAATTATTATAGAGATCTTTTAAGGACCAATTATATGCCTGGAGAAATGATGTTCTCAGTTTCAAAAATAGGTCCTTTTACTGTGCCAATCGCTAAAGATGAAGCCAATCCTTTGAGCGGTCTTTTTACAACCCCTGATTTTGCAAAAGAAATAAGCTCACAAGTTACTTCTGAGGCAACTGATATGTCTCCTATGATCCACATTTGGAAATCGTTTGCTCAAATCAAAGGAGGAGTGCAAGGAATAATGATTATTCTCAGTCCGGGAACACAAACGAGAAACCTTATGGGAGCGGGGCTTATGTTTGCAAATGCAGGACACATAAAGCAAGGTGATTGGGCGTCGTCTTTCAGAGCAATTAACCAAGAGATTTTCCCAGGAGTAGCATACGACAAAAACGGAAACCTTACAGGGGATGCAACAGAGGCTAGGGAAAACATGCGTTTAATTGCTCGTCTTGGTGTAACCAGTACCAACCCTAATATCGGTGACGCCTTTGGAGTAAGTCAAGAAATGGCAAGTGGAAGGTACACCACATTAGACGAAATTGTTCATGCTCTTATGTCAACCAGAAAGTTTAATCCTGAAACCCTTAGAAGTACGGCTGTCACGGGTGTAGGGGCTGCTGTGGATAAAACCGTGGGGGCTGTTTGGAGAAAAGCCAAGGCCTTTTACACAGGCATTGATGACTTTTTTAAACGAATGGCTTGGGGAGCAAATGTAATAGAAATAAAAAGAAGTTTGGATAGGTTTGATGAAATCGCTAGAAACATGCCACCAATAGACGTAACTCCATCAAAACCCGTCTTGGGGACCGAACTCGTTGAGACTGTGGGTAAAGAGCCTGTGGCACCTGTAGTAAAGGAACAACTGCCTGGGTTGGAGTATAGCCAAGATGGAAAGGTCTTGGGTGTAACCGACGAATGGAAACTGGCTTTGTTAAGAGAATACACAAGCACTTTAACAAACAATATGGGAACCTATCGTACAAATGCGGCGGTTCTGTACAGAAATGTTGATAATTTAAGCGATTATATTAAACATTTAGCTGCTCACTTAACTAGAAACACAATGCCAAACTACGATTATGTAGGTGCTTTTGCCAAGCTCATACGACTTCTTCCTTGGGGTAATTTTATTGCTTTTGATACCGAGATGATAAGGGTAACGGGAAACTTAATACAACTGCAATACAAAGACACCATGTTTAAACTTTCAGATAAACTTATGGCACAGGCGGGTCTGCCCAAAGAACAGGTTGTGTACAACGCGGTGAAAGATTCGGACGGTAATTGGCAGGCAACAAACCCTTATGTGAAACAATTGAATCAAAGACCTTTTCATCGTAAAGCGGTGAAACGGGCTGTGATTGGAAACGCTGCAATGGTCGGACTTATCCCCGCTATTATTGCAGGGGCACAATGGATTTACGATGTTGACGACGAGGAATTAGAGGCCGCGGATAAGATTGGACCGGAGTACGCAAAAGGTTCGTCAAGAGCGCCTACCAGTGGTGTCAAAGACGGTAAGATGAAGTTTCTTTTATTAGACTACCTTATTCCTACTTCTTTTTTGTTTAGGGCTAAAAACATTATTCTGCAAAGTACGAAAGACGCAGAAGACATGAACGAGACAATTCCAGAGGCTGCTGTAAAAGGAGTTTTTGAAGCTTTTTTTGATTTTATGGAAACCTATTATAAAATCTCCATTGCTCCCGCCACTGCGAAGGAGATTATAGAAAACAAAAACAAAAACGGAAAACCTGTTTACAACGAAACGGATAATTGGGGAGAAATACTCAACGTCGTGTCAAAATATATTTTGAATGAAGCGGGTCCTGGTGGGTATAGGCAGATGAGAGATATTTACAAAGCTTTTGCAAAGGACCAAGATTTAAGCTACACCGCATCGGGTAAGAAAATAGAAAAGATGCCCGCTGCTTTGAAAGTTGTTGGATTTGGTGAAGGTGAAGTTGATGGTAATAAGGGCATAGGTTATAGAATAGACAACATTACCAATATCACAAGAGGGAGTTTCAAAAATAATGTTTCATCGAATATGGATGTTGTGAGGTGGGACACACAAACCACGTCGCAAGACATACTAGATCAGTGGACAGACGCTCAAGTAGCGTGGTTTGATATTCAAAAGCAGTTGTACTTCGACCTACAGGAGTACGAAATAATGGAAACAAACCCCAAAAAAATAAAAGAAGCACTAAGCCGTTTAGGAAACCTTCCTGGGGTGTACACCAGTTCAGAAACTGAAACGAATATTACAAACAATCTAAAAAAAGGAATATTTACTCCTTGGAAGATGCCAAATAAGTATAAAAAGACGTTTAATGACGTTAAACGAGAGTCGAATTTAAAAAGAGTGTGGCCTCAAAACGAGTTAAGAAGAAGGGAAAGACAATTAAAAGGAATTAGTCTTCGTGAACACAGTTCTCTTCCTCTTGCTTGGACAGAAGACTAAACTTCTCTACTCGATCCATCCAAGCTTCAGCGGCTCGGTCAAACTCACTGCCTTCTAAAACAAACTCTTGATACAAGCAGTCTACTGAACACATCATAATCACGCCTTTGTGTATGTCTGTGCCGTACAGTTCGTTGTGTGCCAAAGAATATGCAGCAAGTTGTTGAAAGTAATCCCAAACCCACTGTCTGCGCTTTGGTTTGTTTGTCTGCTTAAAGTCTATGATAGAAAGATCGTTGTCGTGTACACCAATAACATCCGCTTGGCCTGCGTATTTATCAGGATAATACAAAGATACTTCACAACCATACACTTGTGATATGTTAGGAAACCCTTCGTCCATGATCGTACATGCCATCTTCAAAGCTCTCTTTTGCTCTGCGTTCTCAGGCTTGTATTCCCAAATCTCACCGTTGATGATTTGTTTCTCAAGAATGTTGTGCATGTATGTGCCTCTGGCCGCAGCTTCAAGGCGAATACGTTCTGCTTCTTCCTCACCTACTTTGTCTATCCATTTTTTTAAGAAGTCTCCTTCTTTTGTTCCAGATAGTACAGTAGTTACTGAAGGAAGCTTGTCTCCATTGCAGTCATAAAACCTTCCGCTTTTGCGAGTTTCACTAGAGAACACACCGTACTCATACGGTGATTCGTAAAGTATTTTGTGCTTCACTGCTTTGGTACTTCAGAGAGGTTGCCTTCTTCTATGTCTTTTTTCAAACGTTTTACCGCGAAAGCAAAAACATTGCTGGTAGGTCTTTCCGTTTTTTCACCGATTTCAGCGGCTATATCAACGATTTCTCTGCGTATTGCTACACTTTTCCATTTTTTTGTGTCCATTTCGACTCCTATTTTACAGTATATTTTAAGATATATCTTGATTTTTTGCGATCATAGAATCGCCCCAATTCTTTCCAACTTCGGCATCAACCTTGTTTGGAACATCCAGGGGAACGGCTTCTTCCATGAGTTTGCAGATGTTGCTAACGTCCTCTTTATCCCTGACTGAGAACACCAGCTCGTCATGCACTTGAAGCAGAGGGGGGAACCCCGCTTCAAAACATTGGACCATGGACTGCTTCGTCATGTCAGCAGCCGAACCTTGAATTAGTTTATTGAGCGCCTTGTAAACAAACGCTCGTTTAATTTCTCCGTTGTACTCGTGTACAGCTTCTTTATATTTCATAGGCCTACCTGTTCCATATCTAAGCGGTTCCCACATATCAAAGTGACAACGCCTACCCAATATGGTTTTAATATATCCTTTCTGACTTGCGCTTCTCATTACAGAATCTGCAAGTTGTCTAACAAAAGGAGTGTAGGTATTAAACTTGGCGAGTATTTCTGAAGCTTCTTCTACTGTCACACCCAACTGATCTGCCAGCTTGCCTTTGCCCATGCCATACATAATGCCAAGCCCTATGGTCTTAGCGGTCTTTCTGTCTATGCCTGCAAGATTCGCAACCTCTTGGTGAAAGTCTGCGTCTCCTTGTTGATAAGCGTCGGCAACCGACTCTGCTCCGTCGTAATGAGAACGATTGGCATAATGTGTCAGTATTCTTGGCTCTTGTTGAGAAAAGTCAGCAGAACACCACTGCTCTCCCTTTTCCGGTAAAAACAAAGACCGAATCAAAGGACCGATCTCTTTGTTTCTCGCGGGCACTTGCTGTAGGTTTGGATTGCTCATGGACAACCGACCAGTGACTGTGCCACCAGACTCTCCTTTTAGTTGCCTAATCTCAGCGTGTATACGTCCGTTGTGTTCATGCTTTAAAATAGAGTCTATAAACGTGCTGTGTGTTTTATTGACTTCCCTAGCTTCTCTTATCTTTTGAGCTATGGGGTGTCTGTGGTTTTCTAAGAACGCTTTGGTAAAGCTAGGCAGTCCTGTGGGCGTCCTAGAATAAGATAGGTCCATCGCATCAAAAACTTTCGCCAAAGAGTTTGCTGCCCAAAGCTGTATGTCTTTAACGCCAGACTCATCCAGTATTTCTTTCACAATTTTCTTTTCTCTAGCAATCAATTTCTTTTTAAGAACAGACGCTCTTTCAACATCTACGCGAACGCCTCTTTGTTTCATATCAAGAACCACGGGAAGAACTCTCATCTCTAGTTCAAAGATGTTCCAAAGATTTTGTTCTTCAAGCAGTAGTTTAAAATGATTCCAAAGTTTTAAAGTCAGTGCAGCATCTTGTGTTGCATAGGTTCCCACATAAGCAGAAGGCAGTCGCCACATTTCTGCTTTCGGATCAATGCCCCATTCTTCTGCGGCTTGTCGTAACTCTGCTTCTGATTTTCCTTCTTGCAAATACTCTTGTCCCAAAGCATTTAACGTATACCAATACATGTTCTCGTTAATTAAAGGTGCGACAATCATGGTATCTATAATCTTTCCTTTGACGTCTATGCCTTCGTTCTTTAACCAACCCACATCGTATGTTGCATTGTGAAACACTTTGTCTTGTTGTTCTGACACAACGTCTTTAACAAAATCTAAAACTCGTTTCTTTGGAAAATTAAAACCAGACTCGTGTGCAAACGGAAAGTAGTCGGCAAAGCCGTCGCAAGCAATAGACACGCCTACGGCTTCTCCATCGCCACGAATATATCCAGGGCCTAATTCTTTTAGTCTTGGATCTCTAGTCTCCAAGTCAATTGCAATCTCCTTTGCATCTTTCAATAGTTGTGTTGGAAAAACATCTGGTGGTGTCCACTCTGTGGGGGGTTTGTAAACAAAACTCATATAACGTACCTATAATAATCATCTTGGGCTTTTATAAAATACAAGTTCTCAACTGTACGCGTAACTGCGACATAGAACTGTCTGTGAAGCCCATCGGGTTGTAGTGTTGAAGACTGTTTTTGTGCTTTCGATAAATCAAGATACACAGCCACATTCTCCGCTTCACCGCCTTTTGCTTGGTGTATCGTAGATATAACAATGCGCGGTTCTCCATGTAGGTCTTCTTTGTTATTCATTGCTTTTTCAATAAATCCTTTTCGTTCTACGTCTATGCTTTTGTCAAATAGTTCTTTCCATGTTTTGTCTAATATTTCTTCTTTTAAACCATAGTTGTCCATGGCTTCGTCTAAAGTTACTTTGTGTCCCAGCTCTTTGTCTTGTCCCACCTTACTTATAAACCCTCTTTTTACACCCTGTTTTCCTAAGTAATAATACAAATCATCTAGCTCTGATAAAGTGACCGGCTCGGTTTTTATTTTTTCCCAAGTTTCAATAGCTGAAATCATTCTTAAAGGAATGTACCTGTAGTGGTTGTGAGCAAAAGGATAGCCGTTGTCTATTAAATACTTTCTAATGTTGTATCCTTTTGATGTGTCGGTCAACATGTAATCACAAGAAGCCATAATCAACCACTCTCCTTTTTCCAAAGGCAACGTATCTATTGAAGAAACGTTATTGACACTTCCTGGTTCTTCTCTTGGCTTATATTCTTTTGGTTCCCTAGAGACTATTCTCTCTGATATTCTTTTTGCAATCGGATGCACAGTTCTTGGTATCCTATAGGACTGATTTAGCACGATTTTATTTCCCTCATAGTTTACAAACCTTTCAGGCCTAGCTCCGTTCCATTCATAAATGGCTTGGTCATCGTCTCCAGCAATAAAAGTTCTCTCCGTTGTGCTCGCTAGTTTGTCTACCAAACGCCAGTTCAGCTCCGCCAAATCTTGTGCTTCGTCTACAATTAAAAGGTCTAGTGGTGGTGGTGTGCCGTCTTCTAAAAAACTTACAATCATATCGGCAAAAGAAAACAACACAGGTGTTCGAGACAACCTAAACTCTTCCCAAGCTTCTGATAACGGTTCCAACATGTGTGGTACAACACCTTTTCTTTGAGACGCGTCTAAAGACAGTCGCTCTTCTTTTAAAGACCGACAGTTTGTTTTTGCTCGTTCTATGATGTCGAAATACGGATCTTGGACCACGGACCTAATTGCTCTTGCGTTGTTTGGATATTCTTTGGTTAACTTAAATTCGTATTCTTTTAAAAAATCAAACACGTCTCTGCCACCCACCACATGCGATATGCCCATGACTCTTTTGCAAAACGCGTGGCTTGTGCAGAAGTAAGGCATCTCTTCAAAAGTTAAACCAAACTTGACGTGTGCTCTGTTCTTTCCTTCTTCAGCTGCTTTTTTAGAAAAAGATATAAAAGCAATTCGCTCTGGTGCAACTCCCTCGTCTATGCTTTTCTCTATAATATTTAGCAAAGTTGTTGTCTTCCCTGTTCCTGGAGGACCATAATATTTTGTTACTCCCATTCTTTGTTCTCCGTTTCTAGTCTAAAATCATCTAAAGACACAGCGTCTTCATTTATCTCTCTAACATCCATGATCCAAACCTTTTTGTTTCCAACAGCCTTGTCAACCCATTTAGATGTGTTGATGCCTCCCATTTCTTTTAACTGTGTAAACACCTCTGCTTCTTTAATGTTCCTCATCTTCTTAAACTCTTGTATAAAGATGACTGCATCCCTACCTGTAAACCACCACTCTTTAATGCCTTCTTCTTCGTGTCTATACACGCCACCAGAAACCAAAGCCATACGAGAAGAGGACTCTGATATTCTGCAAAACTCATATATTGCGTCTTTTAACACTCCTCGTTTTGTCATGTCAGAAGGAACATCCACAATCTGCACTTCCTGTAGCCATGCGTTAAGTTGCGCAACCCAGTCTGATTTCTTTTTATCGGGCGGACATATATTTAAAACCTCCATACATTTTTGTTGATACATAGAAAAGTTATGAAGCTGTTTTGTTTCTAAAACAATTGTTTGACCATCAATGTCTAAATGCCAAAGAGGTGGATCAGTCATGTATTTTCTAAGACCACCATAAACAGGTTCTCTTTGTGATGCGTCTATGCCATGTCTTTTGGTTATACAAATACCGCTCTGGCAAAAACTTTTTAATGGGTCTTTGCCGCACTGATATTTGTAATCCGTTTTTTCTAAACTTTGTATGATTGAGTTAAGCTCGCTGTGAGACAGAGCGTTTGTGCAAGCTGTTTTGTTTACTTCCTGTAGTTTGTCTTTCCACTGCTCGCCTTCAGGGTAAACCTTTCTTAAAAATACTCCGTAGTTCAACATTGCGTTATTTCTTGTGCCTTCAGGCACGCCGTTAAGTTTCATGTGAACCAAACAAGGAGGCGCCTCGTCCCACAAACCGTCTCCGTTTAATTGTTTCTTTCTGCTCTTTTTTATTGCAACAAACTTATCTAGGTCTTCTTCACTAATTGCTCTTCTTTTTACAATCCTTACAAACTCCTCAATGCTTAAAGCGTCTCCTTTTGAGTTCAGAGCGTATCTAGTAGTATCGTCTCCAGAAAAATACGGCATGTTTAACCAATTTCCTGTTTGTTTTTGTTGAGGCAACTGCTTTGACCATTCATATTGTTTAGGAAATATCTCATCGCCTGTACGGCCCATTGCTGCCGCTATCTCTTCTAGCTTGTTTTGAAACTTAAACGCGGGTATGGGTTCTTTAGTGAACATAAAAAGATGCACCCCGCCTGATTTTGTCATGCAGGGTACAAGGGGCAGTTGCATTTCACTGATTGTCTTTAGAATTTGCTTGGTGTTGATAGGATATTCGTCCACATCAATACACCCCCAAGAGCATTTTTCATCATCTGTTAAAGGAATAATTCCTATTGATACCTCTCCGGCAACGTGTTTTTGCCAAAGCTCTGTTGTAACTGGTTGGTGCAGAGTTTTCCCTCTGCCTTCTTTTTTAATTCCTTTTGCTGTGTTCTTTTGCTTTCCTGTTATCTCGTAAATTCCGTGTGCTCTAGTTAAACCAGAGAAAATGCGCATCAAAATTTCTGCTTTTTCTTTCACATAGCTTCCTTGTCTCTAGGAAAACCCCTCTGAAACCAATTTGGACTCGGTTATTGTTTATTTGTCTATACACAATACACAGAGGGGCATCCTTTTTTCGTTTAGTCTTCCCAATCCTTTTTGTTACCGGACTGTTCCAACGCAGGACTGCTACCAGATTTGCTAGGGCCACCTAGCTGATCCAAAGCACCAGAAGATCCGAATTTAGCAAACTCTTCTGCTTCTGCAAAAAGGTCTCTTTCTTTCTCTTCTAACACCCGCTCCTGCATGATGTGATAACTGTACCAGCTACCTCTATCATTGGACTCGACTTGTGTGGATAGACGGTACCAATGAGAGTAAGCCGGAGGCGTGAACATGCCTTTTGCTCCTTTCATTTTTGTACCTTGGATCATCGTGTTCCACGCACGCGAATGCTTCAGTTGCGATCCTGTCATGTTAATGACGCATTTTTGTGGCACGTCATCAACGAGCGCGAAGCCGTAGTGGTTTGAGGTTACGGTCAATTGGGTTTCCCCATTTGGTGTAACCATACGCCCTTGGCTGTCGCGTGTGCATCGGTTCAAAAGGTCAGAATCTGCTGGGTGCACGCCTTTGAAGCCTCCACCTTTCTCACGCAAGCCCCACTCAACGAGTGTTTTGCTATAGTAAGAAGGTAAAAACAACAAGCCGTCATCGCCACTAATAGCGACACTGCTTCCACTGTAGTACAAATCACCTTCTTCCGCGTCAGCAAGATAATCACTAGAGTTCTTTTGTCTCTGTGGAGACAAAGCCTGGATTATGCTGATTCTTGGAGTACGAAGGTCTTCCGTACTGAGATCACCGAAACCTTTTTCTTCGATGTTTTCAAATAGGGACGTTATAGATGTCCCATTACTTTTCTTCGTTGCCATATCTTATTTCCTCTTTATTTATTCAACGGTTTATTTTTGTGCGTTTGCCTGCATACACGGAGAAACTTTTCTGTGTGTCTACATCAAACGATGGGTCCCCCGATTCTATTCTTTCTTTTACGAAAGCACGGAGGGTGCTTGGATGAACTGCTTCTTTCGTTGCTGGCATGTGGCCTTGTTTCGTAAGCAGCTCCGCCAATTCGGAAGCGATCTCATCCTCACCTTGTCCAAAAGTAAGCGTCAAAGTGTTCTTTATTAGATCACCGTGTCCGTTTTCTCTTAGCCAGTTGTGAGCTGTCTCGACGTTGCGAGCCGTGATGCGAGCGCTGTAAAATGGTTCTGCTGATATGCTAGAGCCGTCTGATAGTTTCAATTCAGAAACGCCGTACTCTGCAAGTTTATTTGGAATGGTTTGTTCACTGAGTTCCCTAGACTGCTCTTTGAGTCGTCTCAGTTTTTCTTCAGTGTTGCCGATTTGTCCTTCAAGTGTAAGTAAGTCTTTGCAAAGTTTACTCAGACTTTCGATGTCTGTTTCTTCGATGCTTTCTACTTGTTTTCTTATGCTCTCTTCAAATAACTCTTTCATTATTTTTTACCTCGTTCTATTGGTGTTACGTTATTTTTTTCTTCTTTCTTCGGTTCGTAGTTGATCTCAAAGTCAGGCACAAAAAATATAAGGCCTTCGTTGTTAACCTCTACAACTTCAACACTATGTTTTGGTTGATCCAATATAGTGTACACATATCTTAATGATTCATCCAAACTGTTGAACGGACCTAAAGATTCGCCGAAACTTTGATGAGGAGTGAAGTTAATAAACCATTCATTTTTTCTGTTGCTACAGATTTCTAAAATGATTTTTTTCTTTCGTTCTCTCGTCATGGTTGACTAATCTTATACTATCAGTAGAATAGATTGCAAGAAATATTTTAACGAATAACGAAGGATATGAAAATAATGGATATAGAAGCTTATAATTACAAAACCGAACCCTACGACCACCAACGAGAAACTTTAGCCAAGAGTGCTCACAAAAGTCTTTACGCACTTTTCCTTGAGATGGGCCTTGGCAAATCAAAAATCTTATTAGATAACGCCGGTATGCTCTTCGAGCAAGGAAAAATTACTGGACTTCTTATTGTATCACCAAAAGGTAATTTAAGAAACTGGGACGTGCATGAGGTCAACAAACATTTACCGGACCACATACAAAGAAACGTTTTGGTTTGGCAGCCTAATCATACTAAACAATGGCTAAAGGACTACAAAGAAATGGTTGAAGGCAACAGCGACGGAACACTAAACATATTTTTAGTCAATGTCGAAGCGTTTGCTACTGTTAAAGCGTGTAAGTTTGTAGAAGAGTTTATGGTTGTTCACGATGTAATGATGGCTATTGATGAATCCACGACAATAAAAAATCCGAAAGCTAAAAGAACAAAACATTTAATCAAGTTGGCACCTCTTGCTGACTACCGAAGAATCCTTACCGGATTTCCAATCACAAAAGCCCCTCTAGATTTGTACAGCCAGTGTTATTTTCTGTCGCCTAACTTACTCGGCTTCAGTAGTTATTATGCGTTCAGCGCACGTTATGCAATCACCCAGGCACGTCGCATGGGATCGCACAGCTTTCAACAGATCGTAGGGTTTCAAAGGCTTGAAGAACTGCAAGAATCCATCAAAGACTTCTCGATTCGTAAGACGAAGGACCAATGCCTAGACCTTCCTCCGAAAGTCTACACAAAGCGGTATGTTGAACTGACTGATGAACAGAAAAAAGCGTATGCAACCATGAAACAAAAAGCATTGATGGTTTTAGACAATGAAGTATTCAGCACTATGAATGTGTTGACACAGATTATGCGGTTGCAACAAGTCGTTGCTGGTAGTTTGCGTAACGAAGATGGAGAAACGATTGTTCTTAAAAACAATCGAGTGCGTACTGTGCTAGATCTATTAGAAGAAACGTCTGATAAAGCTGTGATTTTTGCTGTGTTTCAAACCGACATTCAACAATTAGAAAAAGCCATAGCGGAGAAGTTTGGTGAAAACTCTGTTGCGTCTTATTATGGCAAAACACCACAGGACGAAAGACAAAGAATTATTGATAAGTTTCAAGATCCAGAGTCTGAGTTGCGCTACTTCATTTCCAATCCGCAAACAGGTGGCCGAGGTATTACTTTAACCGAAGCCGGTACCATGATATTTTATTCTAATTCCTATGATTTAGAACTCAGGGTGCAAGCCGAGGATCGGATTCACAGAATAGGACAAGAAAAAAGTTGCACATACATCGACCTTGTATCAGAAAATACGGTTGATGAAAAAATACTTCAAAATCTTTTAAGCAAAGTTAAAATCAGCAATGAGATTCTTGGAGAAATAAGAAATTGGTTTAAATAAAAGGCTATAATAATGAGTACAGACACAGTAAAAGAATATCTAGATCACCCCATGACACAAACAACCGTAGACAAAATTGTCGCAGACATGATTCCAATAATACGAAATCATTTTGACGAAGAAGACGTAAGTCCCTGGGAAGTAGCCACTGCTTTGGTTGTGCTGTTGTCTTCTGTTACAAACACCATGGATCTTGATCGAGAGACAATGGTCGAACTAGCCACGTTTATTATGCAAACAACGGCGGACCAAGGACTTTTTTCAAACCGACATTAAGTGTATGATAGGGGTATGGCGACGACCCCCAAAGATACAAGCCTTTCTTCGGCTTTTCGATACGCAATAGATCAACCCCTGGAGAACATGGCAACCACTTTTCAAGCCCTTGGTATGAAGGATTGGGAAAAGTTTATGCGTGACATTGTTGAAGAACCTGAAAACTATGAAGCTGCGGCCGGAGAGTTTATCAATGCCCAGGGCGAAGGGTTTAATTGGGAGTATTTTCCAAGAGCTATATTTGAACAAGCGGGACAAATCGCTGGAAGTTTAGCGACCAGAGCCGGTGGTGCGGCAATTGGTGCCACAGCGGGGCCTGTCAGCATGGCGGTTGGGGCTTTGTTGGGACCTGCTTTGTTTGAAGCGGTGCAGATTGCTGGACCTGTTGCATTGGAAAGGGCAAAAAACGAAGGTAGAGAAGAGCCGAATTGGGAAGATTGGACAGGCGCGCTGGGCACAGCGGCAGCCAGTGGTGTGTTAAACGCGGTTGGTATTAAAAACGTTGGGGTTCTAAACAGCATTGGTAAAGGCACTCTTAAACAAGCGGGGAAACAAACAGTTAAAGCCGGTGTTGCTGAAGGATCGACTGAAGGGCTGCAAGGAGCAACGGAACAAATTGGCGGTTCAGCGCTCACGGCCCAGGGACTACAGTTTGATCCCAAAGCAGCCGTTGGTGAAGGTTTGTTGGGAGCCGGTGCTGGAACAGGCACACAGATTGGTACACAAACTGTAGGGCAAATTGCTCCTCCAACTCAAGATGGAACGCTGGGCGCTAATCTTTTTACAAAACTTTTTGGAAAGAAAAAAGACACACAAGAAGTTGTTGAAGAGGTTGTTGAAGAAACTCCCGTTGTATCACAAGACGAAGAAAGACAAGCTAGAATAGAACAAGCTCAAATTAATGCGAGAGTTACAGCAGAGTCTTTGTACCCAAATTTAATAAAAGCGTATGAGCCTTCTGAAATAGATTTTTTAGAAATAGGGGCTACGCAAATGTCCAATGGAAACGTTGATGCACAAAGCTTTGACGAAATTTTTCCTAAAATACTTTCTACAGCGGAACAGTTTGGCATAAAAGAAGAGGATGTTGTTCCTTTCGTTAAAAGAATAATGGGTAAAGTCTCAACAGACGACGCTTATCTTATAGTACCAGAATACACAGACGATGAGCGTTTGGTTGGACTGGATGAAAACGCAATTTTAGATTTTGTTGCAGAATCAGCTAAAGGTTATTACGACGAAGTGAAGTCTTCAAGACCTGAAATGTACCTTAATAAGCCAAAAATTAAAGGAAAAGACATTTACAACAAACCTCCTTTGTTAAAGGTTGAAGGAATATCCCAAGACATACACCAGTTTGATCCTGATTTTCCTAGAGGCGCCACCCCTCCGCTTGGAATGGTAAAGCCAAGGTTTAGCGAAGAACAATCGGACATTTTATTGAACTCAAAACAAGGTATGGTTGAGCCAACTTTGTTTTCATACAGTAAATTTTTGTCTCCAGAAAATCCTTTGTTAGCCAATTTTCCTAAAAAAGGAGTGCCAGCCGACGAAGCGTTAAAGCTTTTAAACATTGAACTTGCACCAGGAGAAGGTAAAAAATCTCACGGTATGTTTAAACCAGCAAAAAATAAAAATTCTTTGTTTGCTACGAGAGCCATAGAAGGAAAGATAGCTGATTTTCTTTTAAACAAAGGAAAAGAAACAGTTACCAAACAAGATATTATAGATAGATATGTAAACCACTTGTCTGCGTTTAACGGTATTTTGTTGTCGGATGCTGGTAGGACGGTTGACAGAGACGACTACACTTCTTTTGCTATTCCAAACTTAGATGAAAGGTTTGATAGAGACACTTATTTTGGAAACAGGTATTTGGAAATTGTTAAAGAGGAGTTAGAAAAAGTTGATGCACCTAGAACACTTATAGATACTTTAAATGAAGACCCAGACGATGTTGAAACCAGAATACTGGAATTTCCTGCTCAACAAGATATGGAAATGCAAAACAAGTTAGATGATGCAAAAGAAAAAGCCGACGAAAGAATGGCTGGAATAGTTTCTCTCAATTCCATGTTCTTTCCTTCTGAACAATCGAAAGGAAGACCGATTGAGCCTTATACACCAAAACACGGCGCAAGTATGCAAACATTTAGCGAGTTTCAAGGAAACGGTACACCTGAACTAAGAAGATTGGGCGAAGACATAGAGGTTGTTTTAAACTATGATGCGGAACTTGATCCAGAAGGAGAAGCCAGCTTGTCTCAGCTTCCTCCTGACATAGATTTAACCGCTCCTATGAACCAACAGCTTAGAAGAATTGCTACTTACCAAGAAGAAATAAAACGACGCGATCCTGATTACTATTCTTTTAAAGACAGCACGCACCATTGGACTGGAGATGGGACATTGGCGTGGATGCGTGGCGGTATGTTTAGCCATGGGCCAGATGGTAAATACAAAAACACCAAAGGCGTAAACATGACCGAAGTACAGTCGGGAGCGCATGGTTGGGTGCAAAGCACAAGGCCTTCGTACAGCGACTTTATTTACAAAAGCAAGGCTGGTGGAACCAAACTTACGAGAAAAGAGTTTGACAAACTAGAAAACGGTTACATGTTTGACAGAGCTATTGATCAACTTCAAGCTGTTGCGTTTCCAAGCGCTCCTGGAGCGGCTTTATTTTCTTTGTTGCCAGACTTTAATAGAAACGTGTTTTTAAAACCAAGCGCAGTGCGTGATCTCAATGTTGGTCCTTCTGCGTATGTTTCGGTTCTTAAAGAGATTCTTCCTAGTAATATTTATACGAATTTAAAAAACTCAGGTGAGTTGCGTGAAAATATGAAAAAAGCTAGTGACATGTATGCAGACTATGGCAGAAGTATAGCAGAAGCCGAATTTACACGTTCCCGAACACCAGCTTTAGGTACTACCACCATAGGTGGAATGTTAAGACAAACATTGGGAGTGGTTCCAACCAAAGAACAGGTCGACACTTTGACTGAAGATTGGATTGGAGACGGAAACTTTACATACAAACCTGGTTCTCTTTTAAAACTTGGTTTAATGAGCCGTGATGATATTGGAGATCCAGAAATCGGTGATTTGGGGCAAAGAATACAAACAAGGTTGAATAAAATTCAAGACACTGCCGCAGAATGGAACAAAAAAGATGTTGCTGCGTTGTACAAACCGTATTTTGAAGAGGCCATGGTACACAGCCCAGCGCTTTTTGAGTTATATAAAAGAGCGTCTGATGAGAGTAACCTACCAAATTTAAACGAGTTTGCTGACCTTAAATTAATGGAGTCTCAAGCCACGGCGACGGGTCGTGGTGTAACTCCTGATATGCCTTTAAAGAAAGACTGGCCTAGGGCTATGGTTCAACTTACGATTGTGAAAAGTCTCATGCACGATCCCAATGTGACTCACCTTTATATTCCTACTGCAAGTAAGGGAGGCGGTCCAACAAGTCCTTACTTAGACGCTTTTAATGAAGCAGAACAAATATCTGAACAGTTTGATTTGGATTTTAAAAAGATATTTGATTTTATAGGAGAGGTGAAAGATCCAGAAACAGGACGGACAGTGGAAAAACCCGTAGATGTTTTTGCATTGGAAATCGCACCGCTTCGAGAAATGCTTATCGAAGGTGGTGGATTTGAAGGTAAGATGCAGAAAGGCGGTTTGGTCAAAGGCTCTTCACCTGTGCATGAAGTTCTAAACCTAGGCGATTACGGACGTAGGTTTATTTAAAAAAGTCTTCGTCTTCTACAACAACGGCCCACTCACCACTAAAAGGTATAAACCCTAAACAACAAGGGATTTCTTGTTCCTCGTATATTTTGTATGCCGTTAAAGCAGACAATTGACTCTCAAAGAAATGAATTATGGGTGAATGCGTTGGCAGCTCTCCTCTGTATGTTTCTTTTGGGTCAAGAAAGTCTTTGGTGTATTGCGCTGTTGTATGACTTAAAAAGTCTGCGTCTTCTTTTGTGTAATAAATTAATGTGTTCATAGTATGCTCCTAAATATGTGTTTAAGTGGTGTGGCCTCATTGTTTACTAAAATCCACTTGGGAGAACTAAGCGCTAATCTTTAGTAAACTTTTTCCTACGAACTGAGACCACCTCTTATCCGTATAACTTAACGCGCTTAGTTATAGTTAATTGACTAAGTATATAAAATTAGTCCCATACATACAAGTATAATTGTGGATAAAAATACGTCGAGTAGGAATTGTACAATTTGACGTTCGTTGAGTTTTTTAGGGACGAAGGACCAAGGACTTTTGGTCATTTCCCACAGTTTTCTTACTGTTTCCATGTGGTGCACTCCAATTTATAGGCATAAAGGTTTAATTTCTAGGGGTTTTGTGTTGATTTATCCACCGCACCTCAAAAAAACGTAGAAGTTCACTAAAAGTTAGGTAAAAATCGAGGTATGGTACGCCCGAAACCCTTTAAAATCAAGGGGTCTTGTTTTCCTATATAGACAACTACAACCTAACCTGAACTTCTGTTTTTGAGATTTTACAAAAGACTAATCAGAATTTTTTTTCAAAAAGTGAGGTGCGGAGGTGCGTTTTGGACGAAAGCCTTTGTTTATAGGGGTTTTCACCTAACCTGAGTGAGGTGCGGTGGAGGTGCGGTGGGTGCGGTGAAATATCTTTACTTATTTTTACTTTGATGGGTATAATTCAAACATGCCAAAAGGAACATCAGGAAACATAAAAGGCCGAAACGATAAACACTTGACCAACAAGCAAATCAAATTTGCGAAAGAGTTTGTTTACAACGACGGATCTAAAACACAAACCGAGTGCGCTATTGCAGCCGGGTATAGCAAAGAAAGTGCTCATGTCAGAGCATCAGAACTTCTAAACCCACAAAAATATCCTGTTGTAGTTAGGTATATAAGAGAACTCCAAGCTGAAGTAGATCGTAAATACGAAGTTACATTCGGTAGGCACGTTAGAAAATTAGCAGATATTCGAGATCAGGCCTTAGAAAAAGGTAATTTGACTGCTGCTGTGTCAGCTGAAGTGCAAAGAGGAAGAGCTGCGGGACTTTATGTTGAGCGTAAGGAGATCCGTACAGGCTCTTTGGATTCTTTATCTGAAACTGAAATCAAGAAAAGAATTAAGGACCTGTTGTCAGACTACAAGCCTCTCCTGGAAGCAGAAGAGGCTGTGTTTACTGAAGGTTCTGATTAGTCCTGTTTAATAGTCTTATGGCTCTTTTCGCTAGCTTGTGTGCTTCTTTCTCAACTTGAGTACAAAGCCTAACTTTTTGTCCATTAGAACTAATTAACAAGTATTCATCAGGTTTCTTTATCAGTCGGTAATCCTGCATCGTTTTCACCTTGTTTTTCTATATGAAGCCTCAACCTTGCTAAGTACCATTGAGCCTTCTTTAAATCTTCTATACCATTTTTATGCTCATAACGCCATAAATATTTGATAATATTTCCTTTTAAATAAGCTCGAAACCCTTCTGATGTCATACTTGATTCGATAGCTATAATGCACTCTACCCCTCCTTGGTTGTAATGAGGAGGTTTGTTTACCATGTCAGTCATTTTAAGATTCGCCGTAAAATTTTTCTCTTAACCATTCGGGATATTTCCTGTAGTAATCAAATACGTTTTGATACTCTCTTTGTCCATGCTCTCTTCTTTCTCGACAATTGCTGTCGTACATTTGCTGAACAAAATAATAAAACTTAGGATCTTTTTGAAGGTCCTCAGTCATTTCTTCCCATTCGTTTTTTCGCCATATTTTTGTCATTTTTTCTTTGGTAGGGTTTGTATAGGCCCGTTTTTAATTCTATTGATTTTTTGTTTAATCCAATCAAACAAATTAAAAATAGGGTCTAGGATTTTAGTTATTAGTTTCATGTTGGTGTTGCGTCTATCCAACCAGGTTCGTTGCAAGTGCCACAACACTCAGGTGTGCCACAATTTTCGTGTATTTCTCTTTGCTTCCAATACATCTTTCTAATGTATTTGCCTAAAGCAGCATCATTAGGATATTCCACAACCAACTGGTTAAGTTCTTTTAACCCTAAGAACTGATGTTCTTTGTTTTTAACTTTCATAATCAAAACCATAAAATTTTCTGGGACCATCTGGCATTTTATCATAATCTTCTTTAGACATTCTTTTGCCCTCATAAAAATGAATTTTGGTCCACTCACCATTTTCTATAATTCTCTTGGTTGTGTTCCGCACACTTCCGTTAGACTCAAACAACTCCTCAACAAAGTTTAAAACAATGTCGTTTAATTCTTTCCTGGTCAAAAGTTTTTTGTTTGTAGTGTTGTTGTATTTTTGAGCTAGGTTCAAACGTTGGTCGTCCGATAGCTTTATTGAAATATTTGTTTTCATGTTATTTTCCCGTTAGATAAAAACCATAGCCTACGATTGAAACACACAAAAAAGATTGTGCAACGGCCGTGGTGTAGTTAAGTGAAAAAAGGTTATTAAAAGTTCCCAGTAAATATATAAAATACAAATCCTTCTTGATTGGCAAAGTAGATAAATCTAACCACACCAAACCAAGAACGATAAGTATTAAACCAAGTAACCTCAACATCAGTTTTGCGCCTTTTTATATATTACTTTTGCTCTGCTGATAAGAATTTGGCTGACCCTAGCATCTTCGCTAGGATCAATCCAAGTTATCTCGTTTGTTGTTGGGTCTTTTTCAAACAGCACTTTACCTCTGCCCCAACCCAACATAACAGCGCCTTTGTTTTCGTTGTCTTGTTCGTAGACAACTTCTTGACGAGTGCCTTGTTTGTAATAATTAGTCATCAGACATTCCCTCTTATAAAAGCTACAGTTTTATAGTAAGCGGTCGTAAATATTGCCCTTAAAGTATGGCTATTCTCGTCATAACAAGAATGACAAAGCACATCGTAAGGGTGGCAATTTACATTTTCTTCCCAATCATCTCCTTTACAACACACCTCTCCTTCCCAACTTTGTATGATGCCGCACTTATCGCAAGAAGTTAAACCTGTGTTTCCTTCATCAAGCCATTCTTTTTGTTCTTTGGTTAGTTTGTGATAATAGTTGTCGTATATGTCATTAAAACAAACCTCTTTTTCATAAAATAAATGCTCGTTGTATTTACTCATCACACCACCTCCTCAAAAACCGCAACTTCTGAGTTCAAAAGCTCGTTGTCGTCTAGGTCTTGTGTTTTTCTTGGCATAACTCCAACAACCCCATTCGGTGTTTGAAAGATATTAACTTTCTCTGCACTAGATCGAAGAAGCGTTACTGAGTCGTTTGATCCTTTTAATACAAAGTCCTTTAATAAAGCCAAGTATTTTGGATCAAAACTTACATTTTCTTGATGCTCAACTTCTTGCTTAAATATCTGTCGCCAGTCAGGATACATTCCATCAATAACAGTAACCAATCTTGAATTGAGCGCGTCGTCGTCTGTAATAGAAACAGCACCAGACCAACCTTCATCGGTCATATTTACTCTTCTTGGTTTCTTTTTAAGATCACCAAAAAAAGAATGTATTCTTGATGAGTTTTCTTGGTAGATGTCGAGTATCACACCTTCAAAATCTTCGTTTGGTATGGCTTCTTCATCTGTGTAACAACAAAGAATATGGCCGTTGGTGGCTACTATGTAAACACCTCCCTCTTCTCTGCGTTCAACAAACACGCTTCTTAAATAGAAACGTGAGTCTTTTGGTTTAGCTGCAAAAGCGCAGGCTCTGGCTAACATTTCGCCGTTTAAGTGTTTTACTTTATTCATAATTAACTCCCTTAGTTAAGTTTGTTTTTACAAGTAGTGCCAACCGAAGATGACACTACCCGTCGTTTATCCGTGTAGAAAATTATTTCTCTACACTACTCAAGTCTATCAAACCTATCTTATATATCAAGTTCTTTTTTGTTTATTCTGATACACTCGACTTACTGTGGCTAAAAAAGAATCTTTATTTTGGAAAAAAGTCAAAACGAATTTGAAGTCGTTTCGGCTGATACGCATTGAGTCATGGGTTAATCTAGGTATTCCTGATGTATTGGGGGTGTCCCCAGCTGGCGTGTACTTTACTGCTGAACTTAAAGTAACCCAAAGTAACAAAGTTTCGCTATCGCCGCACCAGATCGCATATCACGAAGAGAGAGCAGACGCACCCGCTTTTATCCTGGCCCAGGCCCTCCGCCCTTCTACCCCCAGAAAATTTACGATGCACCTCTATCATGCGTCCCAGGTCGAGTCGTTGGTCGTCCATGGGCTAAAAACAGAGCCTATATGGACCGGGGACCAAGGTTCTTGGGCCGAGCTCGAAGAAACATGGACCAAAGCCCTTAGAAATCCAATCAGCCGCTTCTTTATTCTGCCGTAACCTGTGGATAACTAACCACAAACTGTTAATAACCTGTGGATAACTGCTTGCTTGTCTGTTCTGGCAAAAGAGCTGCCGTCTGGGCCAGCCTGGCAGCAGGATCCGCCGTGCTTGCTTGTCTGTTCTGACAAAAGAGCTGCCGTCCCTGGGCCGCTGCTGGTGCATCTAACGTAGCTATTGGTGCTTGCTTGTCTGTTCTGACAAGCGATCGGCAGCCCGCGGTCTGCTAACGCATCTGTGCTTGCTTGTCTGTTCTGACAAGAGATCGGCAGCCCGTCTGGTGCAGCGGGTTGTAAAAACAAGTGTTGTATATCTATGGGATATTTCGTATAATGTATATTCTTTAATAAACAGGGAGAAACAATGAAAACTTATAACGTAATTATAGACATGACTGAGAGCTTTCTATGTCCAATAGAGGCCGAGTCAGAAGAAAAAGCCTTAGAAAAAGCTGAAGGTGTTAACCCCTCTGAAAATAATGTTCCATACTACAGCGAAGCAAACGTGATCGGTGTTCGTGGTGATGATTATATTATTAATCAGTCGCGAAACTATGTGCAAGCTGCAGAAGAAAGAGGTTATAAAGATACAGATACTTTTGAGTTGTTCAAAAAAGATTTAGACAAAGTGTTAGAAAAACATTATCCAGACACAGACTATCAATGGGATTTTTTAGATGAGCATTGGATTGAATTAAAGGTGTGGCTTAGAGAGCCAATAGAGGAGAAAAGCGATGAGCATAACTGTTGATAAAGATAATGGTGACGTTTTAGTGGTAGAAACTGTATGTGACTTACTTGAGCTTTTAAGTAGATATGAAATATGGGTTAGGGTAGCGGAAGATACAAGCCTTTTTAAATTTATAGATACAGATAAAGCATTAAAATTGGAGGTGTCTGATGATGAATAGATATTATGTTGAATTTATAAATGACGGCTTCGGTAATGGAAAAAGGGTTTGCATTTATGTATACGCACACAGTCCAGAGCAAGTGAAAGAAATGTTCAATGAATATATTTTAATTGCTTGTGATCCAACGGATTAATTAAATTAAAAAGACAGGAGTTTAACAATGAGCTACAAACTACTATCAGTAAACAGCAATCCTAAGATTGATAAGAGCAATGAGATACAAGGTGAGTATTGGTCGTGTATTCTACATATGCGACCTATTAATACTAAGATATGTCCGTATCAAAATATTGCAGGTTGTAAGGATGCTTGTTTAAATACAGCAGGATTAGGCGGTGTATATCCTAGTATTCAAAATGCTAGGCAGAGAAAGACTGATCTATTCTTAAATGATAGGGCTGAGTTTATGTCTCAACTAGTGTTGGATATTATAAAGTTTATCGGTGCTTGTGATCGTAAAGGTAAGAAGCCTTGTATTAGATTGAATGGCACGAGTGATATACAATGGGAAAAGATTATGGTTGAGTGTGGCCAAAATATATTTGAGATGTTTCCACAGGTGCAGTTCTATGACTACACTAAGATACCTACAAGAAAAGTAGATCACATATCTAACTATCATTTAACGTGGAGCTATAGTGAAGCTGCAGAAAAGTATGCTAAGTTGTTTGATAGTGTGCCTTATAATAAAGCTGTGGTGTTCCGTAATAAAGACTTGCCTTCTACCTTCAAAGGTGTTAAGGTTATAGATGGAGACAAGCACGATATGAGATTTTTAGATGAGACTAATGTAGTAGTAGGTCTGAAAGCAAAAGGTAAAGCCAAGTTAGATGACTCAGGCTTTGTAATTGATAATTAATGTAGGAGAAAGAGAGTTATGTCACATTGGAGTAAAGATGCTATCGTTGATAGAGTAGAGAGTGAACT